GGGATAAAGATTACGAAAAGTACGGATATGATAATGCTACGGCATATGCAGAAAGTTTTCAAAGCAGAGTAAATGATACTCTTGGAAAGCTATCTGGCTTAAAAGTTAATGTTCAAGGTGGTTTGCTTGAAGAAAGTGGAGCAAAGAACTTAGGACTTAACATACAAGAAGTAACACAGTATGCTTCACAGTTAGCTTCTGTTACTAATTCGTTAGGACAGACAGGCGAAGCAACAACGGCTATAACAAAGTCAATGACAATGCTTGCGGGCGATATAAGCTCACTTTTCAATGTGGACTATTCAACAGTAGCACAGAACTTACAAAGCGGTTTAATCGGACAATCGAGGGCATTGTACAAGTATGGTATTGATATTACCAATGCTACATTAGCGACGTATGCTTACAACTTAGGCATTTCTAAGTCGGTGTCTGAAATGACACAGATGGAAAAACAACAGTTAAGAGTGTTAGCGATATTAGACCAATCAAAAGTATCTTGGGGTGATTTAGCTAATAGACGGAAGAAAGTTAATGATATAGCTTATCTTCCAAGTGTTGCATAAGAATAGAAATATCTTATGGCAATCGGGCAAAATCGGCGAAGGCTAAAGTTTTCAACTATGCTAATACCGAGATAACTCAATAGATTACGAACAGGCTATTGAGTATCGTAACGAGTAGGAATTGAATAAATATAATATTCCCAAGAGTGTCCGACACTACTGCATATAGGGCAGTATGAGGTGGAAGTGGCTACCACCAAACCAAACGCAAAAACGTGGGTGATAATGTACTCTGAACTTATAGGAAACTATAAGAAGTATAGGATAAAGAGCCTATACGATAACAAATTTGACAATCAACTCCCCAAGTAATATGTTACGCCAGTTCAGTAACAATATGAAAGAGGTAGGAATGGCAGCAGGACAGCTATTTATCCCAATTCTTTCAAAGGTTATGCCAATAGTAAACGGAGTAGCTATTGCAATCAAAAGATTATTAGTTGGTCTTGCTTCTTTAATGGGCGTTAAGATTGACTTTGAAAGCTTTGGTCAAAGCGGCTATAAAGACACATCAGACGGCTTAGAAGATATTTCAGACGGCTACAAAGATGTAGCTGATTCAGCTAAGAAAGCTACATTATCCCTTATGGGATTTGATGAAATAAATAAATTACAGGACGATACAAGCTCAAACAAGGGTTCAAGCGGCGGTGGTGGCGGTAGCACTATTGATTTGACAGATGATATTGCTAAGGCGGCGGCTGATTATGAAGCGGCGTGGAATAAAGCATTTGCCAATATGGCAAATTCGGCAGTTGCTTGGGCAGACAGAATAGAGAAAGCACTCGAGCCTGTTAAACAGATTTTTAAAGATTTTGCAGTTGGTGATTTCTTTAAGGCGGGGCAAGATACATCTAACCTAGTGGCAGGAATTTTTGATTGGTTTGCAAAAGCTATAGATGATGTTCCGTGGTTTAAAATCGGTCAGAAAATGGGCGATTTCCTTGCAGGTATTAATTGGACTAAGGTGTTTAAATCGGCGGCTAAAGTGCTTGTGCAAGGCTTAAAGGCAGCTATTGAATTATACTTAGGTATGCTATCTAAAGCGCCTATAGAAACACTTCTCATATCGCTTGTGGCAGTTCCTAAAGTACTTAAGGCAATAGGTGGTTCGAGTGTAGTAGCAAGCATAACTAAAACGTACAACAAGCTCAACTCCTTAAGTAAAGCAACAGAAGACGTAGTGTTAGCGACAAAACTATCTAAAATGGGATATGATGAAACAGCAGCTACACTTCTTTCTTTTCACCCTAAACTTGCAAAGGTCACAACAAGCTTTAAGGACTTTGGAAGCGTAGTTAAGGATAAAGGATTATTCACAGCTTTAAACGGCGGAATAACTGCTGTCAGAGATAATATGACACTATTCCAAAAAGCATTACTTGGCGGAGTATCAGCTTTTGGAGAATTTAAACTTATCGAGAGCGGTTTTACTGATATAGTTAGAGGAAGTGACAACCTTGTAACTTCAATAGCTAAGATAGCGGGTGGTGCGGCTATCGGTGCGGCAGGATTATACACAGCTTTCGGACCGGCAGGATTGGCTATGGCGGCAGTTGTGGGAATTACAGGTGCAATCAAAGGCTTTATTAAAGTCCAAGAAGAAATACCAGATTACTTGTCTGGATATGAGAGCGTAAGAAAAGAAGTTAGCAAGACTACAAGCGAAATAGAAAAGTCTGTAGCTTCAATAGAGGAAACGTGGAAAAATAATTCCTCTGTTGATGAAATAGAAGCATTAAAGACAAAATATTTTGAATTAGCAGACCAAACTAACCTAACAACGGAACAGCAAGAATTACTTAAGGATATAGCAGGTAAACTTGTTGATAAAGTACCAGAATTATCGAAAGCTATAGATACTAACACAGGATATTATTCTGGAAATAGACAAGAAATAGAAAAGCTTATAGAAGATAAAGAAAAAGAATACAAATTAGAAGCTTTAAGAGAAGAATACATTGAATTAGCAAAAGAGGAATACAAAGCTAAGAAAAACTTAAGAGAAATGGAAGATGTACTTGCGGACAGCAAAGATAGACTTAACGAAAAGCAACAAGAATATAACGAACTCACTCACAATGGTGCATTATCTGTGTTAGAAATGACACCACAAGAGGCAGATGCGGTTGCAGGACTGCAAGTAGAAATAAGGCAACTTAATGGCGAAGTAAAAAAGAATCAGACAGAAGTTGATAACGCAAGAGGTGTAGCAGATAGAGCAACAAATGATATGCGTTATTGCTATGAAGCATTGGGGAATACTGCACAAGAAGTTGCAGAAAAGACGCGGCAAGAAGTTAGCAACACAGCTAACACGGCTAAGTCAGAATTTGAAACAGCTAAAAACGAGATTAACAGCAAGATAAATGCGATAGGTACGAACACAGAAAATATATTCTCACGTATGGGAAGCGTTGGTGCTAATGCAGGTTCATCATTAACAAGCAATTTTGCCAATAATATTAACGATATACCATATAGAGCTAGAGATGCCTTTAATGAAATTATCAGCAGAGTTAATGCAGGTGATATAGGTTATGATACTGGTACAGAACTTATGGATTCATTGGCAGATACCATTGATAATAATTCTTGGCGAATTCGCAGAGCTTTAAGTAACTCATTTGAAAGCAATTTTAGCGGTGAAATACTTGATAGTGAGGGAAATGTATCAAGAAGTGCATTTCAGATAAGAATACCTAGAGCATACGCAACAGGCGGTTTTCCAGAGGACGGACTTTTCTTTGCTAACCATAATGAAATGGTTGGCAAATTCAGCAATGGTAAGACAGCAGTTGCAAACAACGACCAGATAACACAAGGCATTAAGCAAGCTGTTATTGAGGGTATGTCAGAGGTATTTGCTAATGCAAATGTAGGACAACAAAACGGAAGCATTGTTGTACAGATTGACGGGCAGGAAGTGTTCAGAACAACACAGAGATATGCCAATCAGTATACAGCTATGACAGGACAGCCGGCGTTTAACATTTAATTGAATAATTCAATCCATTGTGATATACTTTAAGCACTATAAAAGCACAGGGGTGTATTACAATGGATAAAAAAGATAACAAAAAGAAGCCACAGGAGATAGTGGTTGCAGTATTGGCAGGAATAGTATTTGTTACAGCGTTATTTATTATTAATAATATAACTGAAAGTGATAATAAAACAATAGCAAATACACAGCCTGCAACTACAACACAAAAAGCTGCTGAAAAGACCACGGCGGCTACAATACAAAAGACAACACAAGATACATATGATAAGCTGACAAAATATAAGGCAGGCACTTACAAAGTAGGTAAAGATATTCCAAACGGTGATTACTATTTGCAATCATTAACAAGCAAAGGTTCGGCTTATTTTGGCGTATATGCAGACAGCAATAAAACCAAAATAAAGTTTAATGAAAATTTCAAAGGCAATATGTTGATAAGTGTAGAAGATGGAGAATATCTTGAACTAAACAAGTGCAATGCGATACCTCTTTTAGAATTCAGACAGTATTACACAACCAAAACTATTCTTGATAATTGTATGTTAGAGGTTGGAATTGACATAGAACCAGGAGAATATAAACTGATAGCCACATCATCAAGAGGATATTATTGTATCTATGATGATTTAAGGCAAAGCCACATTGTAAGCAATGATAACTTTGACAATCAGACGTATTGCACGGTTCAAAAAGGACAGTTTTTAATACTTAATAATTGCAAAATAGATAAATAAAAATCAGAACAAGTTGAATAGACCTGTTCTGATTAGCACATATGAGTACATATAAGTTGCTCACGTCAATAATAACAAATAAATAGCAAAATGACAAGGACATTTCACTTAATTGTGAGGTGTCCTTTTTGTGTGCTTGGAAAGTGAGGTTTTACTATGAATTTTATACAATACATAAAGCAAGCGTGGAAAGCTGGCACTAGCGGCGGCACTCCATTAAGCCCAGACAGACTTAATCATATGGAAGATGGCATTAAGAATAATAACGATATGATAAGTGAGCTGAACAACAATACAACAACAACGTACGAAAATGCTATCATAACATACGCACCTGCTTTGGCACTGGTAAATATAATGCCAGCTAAACTAACCAATACTGTAGCAATTAGGGGTGGCGATTGGACAACGGTTGCAACTTTGCCCGAAAATTACAGACCGAATAAAGTTATAAAATTTCCTGTTGCAGTATATAACCCAGAAGCATTCGTGGCGTACGGACAATTAACGCCTGCTGGTGCATTGCAGATTTATAGCAAAACGGAAATTAAAGTAAATCAAGGACAAACATATTACAATTTCACTTATTTTATTTAAGCAATATGTTTATTGAAGATATTGCTGTTTAATTAACTTAATAAATAAAAATTCAAAATGGGTATTGAAATAAAATGTTAGTGGTAGGGACAACTTGAAAATATAAATATATAAAACTAAGGGAACGTATCAGAGATGATATGTTCTTTTTTGTTACCAATTTTTAGGCAGAAAGGGGCGATTGAATGATAAGTGCTGTAATTATCGAGGGAGTGACATTCCCAGTAGCATATAACGGCTACACATATAGTAGGAATAAAATATGGTCTAAGAATACAGGAAGAAATGACTACGGCGAAATGGTAGGCACAATCGTAGCTATTAAAGATAAAGTAGAGCTTCAATTACCACCATTAACAGGTGAACAGGCACTAATACTTGATAATGTGGTAAGCGACATAGATAACCCATTTCCAACAGCACAAGTCCTATTTTTAGGCGGTCAGCAAAAGGAAATGACAATATACACAGGAGATGTGTCATATCCGTATCTCACAAGAGCAAAGAATGAGGACGGATTAATAGTCGGAGCAAAATTAAGTTTAATTCAGAAATAAGGAGATTAACTATGAAAATAACAGGAAATGAAGTTTTAGCACATTATGAAGCACTTGCAAGCGTGGCACAGCTTAAAATGGGTGGCAGATTAGCAGTTGCCATTATGTCTAATATTAAGGCATTAGAGCCACACTTTAAAGCGGTAGTAGAAACGATAGAAAAGATACGCGAGGAAAATAAAGATAACAACGATAAGATAAAATCAGAACTTGAAGAACTAGGAGAACAGGAAATAGAAGTATCTGAATACACAAAAGTTGATATAAGTGCATTTGATAGTTGTGAAGCCATTGAGCCAGCTAACATTATCGCACTTGGCTTTATGATTAACGATTAATCATTCAGAAAGGAGCAATCCAATAAATGAAAAATATTAATTGGGGTGCGGATTTCAACTTACTGTATGCAAGATATTACAGCAAGTATACAGTTGACGGAAAAGAATACAATCAGACACTTAATGAGTTTAAATACAGTAATATAATCAATCCAAACAATAGCATTTCGATAGGTAACACTTGCAGTAGTAGTGTTACCTTTTCTATTTTTCAGCCACAAATTACGCTTGAAAATAAGGACATAACTATTTTCGAGGGCGTTAAGGGCGATAGCGGCATTGAGTATGTACAGATAGGCATATTTACTGTAACTAAAGAAGAAAGTAACGGCGAATACACTAAGTACACAGCTTATGACAAGATGTACAAAGCTGAAAAAGGTTATTTTACTGAATTAACTTATCCTAGTACGGATAAAGCTATTTTAGAGGAAATCTGTACAAAGCTAGGCATACAGTTAGCAACTAGCATAACAAACACACATACAATCATAGATAAGCCGCAAGGCTATACAATGCGTGAAATGATAGGTTATATGGCTATGCTACAAGGTGGAAATGCGGCTATTAATTCTGACGGAAACCTTGAAATAAAGTGGTACAAAGATAGCGGTTATGTGCTTGACGGACATCAATACTATCAGCAAGGGGTTACTTTTACCACTAGCAAAGATTTTACGATAAGAAAACTGACTTGTAACAATACGAAGTCTGGTGATAAGGAAACTAGCACAATCACTAGCGGCAGTGGTACAACTGGACTTAGCTTTGCTAATCCATTTATGACACAAGCTAACTTAAATGAGATTTATAAAAAGATAGGCGGCTTTCAGTTTAGACCGCTTACAGTTAAGTTTGTCGGTGATTACCGACTAGAAGTCGGCGACATTATAACTGTCAATAAGGGCGGCGTTGATTACAAAGTGCCTATAATGCAGATAACACACGAATGTGATGGCGGCTTAATGGACACAGTTACATCTATCGGACAATCTGACACAGAAAACAGCAATATAGCCGCTGGACCGATAACAAAGCAAATGGAACGATACTACGCTGATTTAGTCTTAATCAACAAGGCAGTTATTGAAAATGCTGATATAACTAATGCCAATGTTGAGAATTTAAAGGCACATCAAGCGTATATCGACCAATTAAAGACTAACAAGATTGAAGCTGTCACAGCGGAAATTGTTAATTTGACAGCAAGTAAAGCTACGATTAATGAAGCTAATATTGCTAAGTTACAAGCAGATTATGCACAGATAGGTGTGTTAAACGCAGATGTGGCAGACATTAAGACCTTAATGTTTGGTTCAGCGACAGGTAAAAGCTTAACAACAGAATTCGCTAATGCAGTTGTAAGTGTTATTGGCAATGCACAGATTAAAGACGCTATGATTGACAGCATAGCCGCGAGCAAGATTACAGCACTTGACCTTAACACTACTAAATTTAAGGTTCATAGTGAAAATGGAATGTCTTACTGGCAAGACAATACAATTATCATCAAAGATACTGACAGAATAAGAGTTCAAATAGGTAAAGACGCTAATTCGGACTACAATATGTATGTCTGGGATAAAGCTGGCAATCTTATGTTTGATGCCTTAGGACTTACTGAAAAAGGTGTTACGAGGAAAGTTGTTCGTGATGATGTTGTTCAAGATAATGCTAATATCAATGCAAGCAAGCTGGATATTGAAACACTATTTAATGTTATCAATAACGATAACACCCATACACTTAAGAGCAATAAAATTTATCTGGACAACGAGGGGCAGACACTTAATGTCATTATGCAAGCTATAACAAGTGGTGCTGGCAAAGATTATACTCAATGGGGCGGTATGATGAAAGTTGCTAGTGATTTTATCACTAACAAGTTGTGGTGGACTGAAAATGTTGACAACGAAAGCATTAAGACTAAGTTTTCTACTGTTAATCAGAAACTAGATAGCTACGAAATCACGTTATCCGACTTATACCAACAAACGAACGATAATTTTATGGTGTATACAGTTACAGAAACACCTAACAAAGATAATTACCCAGCTATTGATTGGTTCATACCTATTTATCCGTCAGATGATTTATTTCCAAGCGATAATCTTACTTGGACTTATAGCAATGATGAATACGCAAAATATCACGGGGCAATAGCATACAACGAAACAGCCCAAAAAACTTGGCGGTGGGTTAAAGATGATAAAGGCAATTGGAGTTGGAAAGAGGTATCTAACACGCAATTAGCCTATATGCTTAATCAGAACGCTAGCCTTAAGATTAATCTTAATAGCATATCAACAGAATTAACACAGACAAAGAAAAATCTGACAGATAATTATAGTACAACAACTACTATGATTAACAAAATTACGCAGGAAATTAATGATAATGGTTCAAGTATTAGTTTGGCACTTAGTGGAACTTACGCTAAGTCAAGCGATTTAGAAAGTTATGCAACTAAAACAAGCCTTGATTTATATATCAAAAAAGACCCTAAAACAGGCGAGCTTAAGAGTGCTATCGAAGCTATTGCAGATATAATAAATATTACTGCAAGGGGTGGGCTTAATTTAAGTGGCAACAGGTTTACATTAAACAGCACGAACACCAGCATTACAGCAGACGGAACTATAACTTGTAGCAATCTGATTGCAAACGGCGGAAACGTTGGCGGTTGGAAAGTGTCTAAAGATTCAATAAGTACAATATTTAAGCAGAATAATGACTTATTCAGAATTGCATTACAAATACCTGGTGATATTACACCATATGTTTTTTCGGTTTTTCACGGAACTGAAGATGAGGGATACAGCAAAAGTCCTAATTTTTATATAAGTCAAACTGGTAAACTGTATGCAACTAACGCACAAATTACAGGAAGCGGCTATTTTTCGTCTGGCACGATTGGAGGCTGGGACATCAGCAAGTCTTCTATCTATAAAGATTACGGCAAATATAGAACTTATATACAGGCACCCGCTAATTCCGAAGCTTGGACATTCTCTTGCCAAGAAGAAAGAGATGGGGCATATTATGGTAATTGGTACGTTCGTGCGGATGGATATATGTATGCTTCTAAAGGTCAAATTGGCAATTTCTCAATTGATAATGGTATATTGTCGACATATCAAAATAATGGAATTAAAGGAATGTCGATAGACCAAAATTACATTAAATTCTATTCTTGGGTCGACGATTACGAAAATTATGTAGGTTCGATAACTACAACAAGATATTATACTAGCAATAATGAAGTAAGAAGAGCTTTAGTGCTAAATGCAGATTATGGAGATGTTGTCGGAATAAATTGTACCAAAGAGAAAACAGAAAATACGGAATACGAATTCGTTATAAGAATAAACAACGATTTAAACAAATCATTAGAGTTTTTTTCGCCCAATATTTCGATGAATGGCGGTTATCAAGATAACGTAAAAAAACCAACGACACTTACAGTATATTGCTATAATCCAAATTCGGGAAAAGACACACAAAATGTCAGAATTACAAATACAGAGGACAGACACTACGAGAACTGCGAACTGTCAGTATATGGAAGTGCATACATAGGATATGATTTGCGATGTTTCGGGTCAATTTATGGAACAATTGCTTCTGATTCAGACGAGAACGTAAAAAAAGATGTTCATTTATTGAATTCAGAAGACTCTTCTGAATTTATCTACAATTTAAAACCTTGCGAATTTAAAATGATTAACGGTACTTCTAATCGCTATCATCACGGATTTATTGCACAGCAGGTTAAAGAAACTATGAAAGATGACTGGGGATTATTTATCGATAAAAAGATTAATAATGATAACTACGAAACACAAGTCTCAGACGAAAACGGAAATACAACTAAAGAGCTAACAGCAAGATACGCATTACGCTATGATGAATTAATAGCGGATATAGTTGCGACTGTACAATCGCAGAATATGCGTATTAAAAAATTGGAAAAGCAATTAAGCAATTAAGGACATCTTCGGGTGTCCTTTTTTAATGCGAATTAGGAGGTAAAACACAATGTTAGACATCAACTCATCAATTCAGAAGAACGGAACATTATCTGTTCAAAATTCAGACGGAACACTTAAACAGGTGGCTTATCTGTCAGCTACAATCAGCGAAAGCGGTACAGTTAGTATGTCAGCCAGCTTTAATGATTTTGCGGCATACTTGGCGAATGATATAGCACTAGACAACGAGCTTAAGAGCTTTCTTGATGGCGTTAAAAATACTTACAAGGCAACATACAGCACAGAAGATAACACAGTTAGTTCAGATGCAACAGAAACAGTAGAAAGTGAGGTATTTTAATTATGATTAAATGTGGAGATTTTTCAGCGTGGAATGGTGTAGTTGACTGGAACAGAGTTAAGGCGGCAGGACTTACTCACGCTATTCTTAAGGTTATCAGACGTGATTTTGACCCAGATAAGCAGTTTGAAAACAACTGGAAAGGCTGTCAGTTAGCAGGCGTGCATATTTGCGGTGTATACAACTATGTTTACACACCGACAGTAGAAGAAGCTATTGCGGCGGCTAACAGAGTGCTTGAAGTGCTTGACGGACGTAAGGTAACTGTCTGGATGGACGTTGAAGATACTTGTATGCGAAACTTAGGTTCAGAGCTTATCGACATTATCAAGGCTTACAAAGAGGTTATTGAGGGTGCAGGATATGACTTTGGCGTATATACTGGCTTATCATTCTATGGTAGTTACATCAAGCCCTATACAGACCCTAGCGACTTAGATTGTCCGTTCTGGATAGCACGTTACTACTTAGGATATGATGAAATGCAGTTAAATGATGATGTTAACGCAGATAAGACACCCAGTATCGACCATTATCTTGCGGGGTGGCAGTATACTTCTAGCGCAAGAATTGACGGTGTAGACGGAGTTTGCGACTTATCAGAATTCTATGGCTTTCATAATGAAGAAGATAATACAGAAGATAACAGCGAAGAAGATAACACAGAGGATAGCACAGATGAACACGTATATGCTACATACGCCGCTTATACAGACAGATGGTGGGGTGAAGTAGAGGATAGAGAAGATTGGGCTGGCGCAGGCGACAATAAAGCTATCACGGCACTTATTATCAAGGTTAGCAGAGGTTCAGTTAAGTACAGAGTTCATACACTTAATGGTGATTGGCTTCCTTACGTCACAGATTTCAATTATAATGATTTCAACAATGGCTTTGCAGGTGACCAGAAAGCACCGATTGACGCCGTAGAAATCATCTACTACACACCAGAGGGTGAGCCTTGGAAGTATGCAAAGTATATGGTATCTGTATTCAATAACCGCAACTTCTACCCAGAGCAGATAGATGATAAAACATCCAACGGAATGGACGGATATGCAGGCGTTATGGGTAATGCAATCGACAAATTCCAGTTAGTTGTCGAATAAAGTCGAAATTACGCGACCGAAAGTATTTGAAATATACTAACGATAAATGTATAATAAACTTGTCTTTGAGATAAGACCCTTAAACATTTTCAAGTTCTGGCAGGCGATATTGTTTGATTGGCGTTGGCAATATCGCCGCTACACTTGACACTATAGAACGTGTGTTCTATAATAATTACATCGTCACAATAGTAAAAGAGGGGAAGTGCGAATGTGAATAACAATGACTACAAAAAGGAAATTATTGAAATGGTAGAAAATACTAACGATAATGCAGTATTAGAGTATATCTATAAAATAATAGCGGATATAAAGAAAACTAGTGCAACATAATGTTGCACTAGTACACTTGAAAGAATAAAAGATTTTATCGCAATTTCATAAATCGTGAGTATTAATTAAAGTTCATCATAAGCAAGTAGTCCAAGTTTAGTAATAGTTACATCTTCAAGGGTTTGGGTGATGTAACCTTTATTACTAAGCTCTCTCATAAATGGCAACATTGAAATCATATCAATGCCAAGACAACTAGCAATGTCGGCATAGTTAGTGTTGCCATTTTTATCTCTTTTCTCTACTATAGTCTTTAAAAAATCCTTCGATTCAATCATTTATTACGACTCTCCTTTAAATAAATTAATTAAGCCGAGGACATATTCTTGCTGTTCGCCACTTAACTCGAAAAATGTTTTTAATGAGTGTAATAATCTTTTGTCATTTCTAATTTTAATCCACAAATCAGCTTGTTCAGATAAAATAAGCTGCTCTTCTTCGCCAGTTCTTAAATATTCGGCTGATACGCCTAAATATTCGGCAATTTTTCCCAACCTATCATCTGGCAATGTACCTTTACGCAACTGACCTATATATCCGTTAGCAAAACCACATTCTAATTCTAATTTATGTATTGAAATCTTCCTTTGTTTGCATAGGTCTTTTACTCTTTCTACCGTGTTCATTTGTGTTTTCCTCCATTTTTTAGAGTTTCACCTAAAAAAGGTGTTGACAAATTAGAGAACACTCTATATAATAAGTTTAAAGGTTAGGGAAAAGCCTAAAAATAAACTTAAAGGGAAGTGCTCTCAAAATATGTTTCTCGACAATTCATATATTAGAACTTTCTCTAAAGATTGTCAAGCTTTTCTCTAAATCTTTATTAAATAAAGAAAGGAGAAGTCTATGTTTTATCAAAATGTTGTCGCTTATTGCGAAGAAAACAATTTGTCAATACACGCATTTGAAAAAAAATGTGGTCTTGGTAATGGAGTTGTAGGCAGGTGGAAAGATAATAATTCTTTACCGGCGTTAACCACGGTACAAAAAATTGCAGAAGCAACAAAAATCCCAGTTGAAAAATGGATTAAGTAAAGAGGTATCAATGAAGAAATTAAGACTTTGTGACATAGCATTAATAACATCAATAATCGCTGTTGTTATTGCAATATTGAATATTTCACTTACGATAATTGACTTATTATTTTGATAATAAGCAGAAAGGAGCAAGAATGAAAAAACCATCTGTTTCGGACGTTGCATTAGTACTTTCAACATTTGTTTTGCTGTTTCAGATTTTTTGCCATTTTATTTTGCCAAAGCTTTGACAAAATCAATTATTTCTGAATGATGTACAGAAAATTCCATTAAAGCACAGATGATAGAAACAACCACAGAAATCCAACCTTTAATATCAGCTTTACTTGATGTTTTTAATGCAACATTGGCTTGCGTTTTGGAACTTTCAGCAATCTCTTTAGCGGAGTCAGCTTGAGATTTAGCGGATTGAGCCATATCGTGAAGTTCCTTGCTTGTCTTTTCAAGATAAGCAGACTGACTTTCTAAAAGCTCATATGGAGATTTGCCTTTTTCATATGTAGGCACTTTAATTTTAGGAATTTTGGGTTGTGGAAATAATTTATCCATATTTGGGTAATTTGGTGTGTATTGCATAATAACCTCCAATATTTTTTAAAAACATTATAACACAGAAAGGAGAAAACATGAACGATTTACAAATTTTCAATAATGAAGAGTTCGGAGAAGTCCGAACAGCAGTAGTAAATGATGAGCCTATGTTTTGTTTAATTGATATTTGCAAGGCATTGGAAATCAAAAACGCTACAGATGTAGCAAAGAGATTAGATGAAGATGAACTGACTAGATTAAATCTAGGCAGTCGAGCCGGAGAAACAAATTTCATAACAGAAAGCGGTTTATATGCTGTTATCTTGCGAAGTGATAAGCCAAACGCAAAGAAGTTTCGTAAATGGGTTACATCAGAGGTACTTCCGTCAATTAGAAAGACGGGCAGTTATGGTATGCCAAAGACAACCGGCGGTCAGATACAGCTTTTAGCACGGGGCTATACAGAACTTGAACAGGCTGTTAACTCTATCAAAGAAGATATGACAGAACTTAAGGATAACACACCTCTTTACGGCTGTGAGATTGATGAGGTCAAACAGCACGTTAATAGAAAAGGCGTAATTGTACTTGGTGGCAAGGATAGCGAAGCTTATAAGAACGGTAGTATTCGCAGTTCGGTATATTCTGACATATATAAGCAGTTAAAACGCGAGTTTGGTTGCGTAACAACATATAAGAGCATAAGAAGAAAGTACATTGATAATGTACACAAGTTTATAGATGATTATGAGTTGCCTATGGCACTTGCTGAACAGGTAAAAGAAGCTAATGCACAGATAAGTATGAGCTTTTAAGGAAAGGAGTTTTAGCAGATTGATATTTATTATTTCTGAAAAAGGCGAGCAGATTAATGAGGTAGAAAAGCTTGAAATCCTGGCACATATTGGCAGAAGAATAAGTTACCTCTTAGGAAGAAATAAACATTGTGAGCCATTAAGGAGCATAGTTACAAGAGATATTTTAGGGCAGTTAAAGCACGAATACGGGTGTGGTTTGAGTGGACTTAAAAAGGAGTACATAGCAGACACTCACGATTATATCGATTGCTACGAACTGCCTACAATAATGAAAGAGAGATATAAGTTATGATATTAGGTTTTATAGCAGGAATAATATTCGGCATAATACTCACAACAGTTTGTGCCGTTATCGCAACAATAAGGACTAATGCAGAAGAAAGGATTGAACAATATGAAACAGGTAAACGAGAAAGTAATAACAGTACAGGATTGTATTGATATGTATGAGAAAAAGGATATGTATACAGTTATTGACGGCGGTAAAGTTGTAGGGTTTGTTGAGAAAGGAGTAACAAATGATAAATAATAACAGGACTTATATATTAGGAAAGGTTGCTAAAAAGCCAGCCTTTTCACACGAGATATGTGGTGAGGGATTTTACCTCTTTTATATAGAGGTTTTAAGAAAGAGTGGAAGTACAGATACACTTCCAGTAATCGTATCGGAAAGATTAATAAGCATTAATAGGCTTGATGTAGACAGAACTGTAGTAATTGACGGACAGATAAGGTCATACAACAAGCATACAGATAATGAGGAACATAGTCATCTAATACTTAGTGTATTCGCCAAGGAAATAGATGTGCTAGAAGATGTTGAAATTAATCCGGATGTAGATAATGCTGTTGAGATTGTAGGTCACTTATGCAAGCCACCTATATATAGAAAGACACCACTTGGAAGAGAAATCGCTGATATTCTTGTCGCAGTAAACAGACCATATGGAAAGTCTGATTACATACCTTGCATAGTTTGGGGCAGAACAGCTAAGTTTGTCGGTCACTTGCCAGTAGGAACACATATAGAAATGACAGGTAGGTTTCAGTCAAGACTTTATGCAAAAAAGATAAGCGAAGATGAAGTTGAAAACAGAGTAGCTTACGAGGTATCAGTAGGCAGAGTTGAGATTATAGAGGAAGAGGAGAATGCTGATGAATAGTGATATTACTGTTTCGGAATTAGCTAGTATGGCAGCAGATAATGAAAAGCGTTGTCAGGTATGGCATCCAGTTCAAGGCGTTATCTTTGACGGCACATTTGATGAACTTGACAGACGGCATTATCTTGCGGATAAGACAGTTGATAACTTCTCAATAGAAGATGATGTGTTCATTATGAATATATAAATAAGGAAAGGATATATTTATGAAAAGAGCAATTTTAAAAAAGGTAGTACTTGAAAACTTTATGTGCTACGCACACGCAGAATTTGATTTTTATGCTATTACAAAGATTATGGCTAAGAATGGCAAAGGTAAGTCAACTATTGCAACCGCTTATATGTGGTGCTTGTTCAACTGTGATTATGAGTTAAAGGATAATCCGGTTGTTAGACGAGAGGTTGACGGAAAGTCCGTTGATGATATGGACACAAGTGTTGAACTTACACTTGATGTTGACGGAAAAGAAATAACTATGAAGAAGGTGCAGAAAAGAACCTACAGCAAAGATGGTAGCAGCTACAAGGACGATAACAAGTATTTTGTCAATGATGTGCCTAAGACATTAAAGGATTTCAACGCATATCTTGATGTGGATATGAATGTATTCAAGATGTGCAGTAATGTAAATGCTTTTCTTAATCAGAAGCCAGCAGAAATGAGAGAATACTTATTTGGTTTAGTAGGAGATGTTACAGACATTGATATAGCTTCACAGAAAGCCGAATTAGCCGAGTTAGTTCCTTTACTTAATAAGTATACAGTTGAAGAGTTATCCGCTATGAATAAGGCTGCCAAGACCAAGATTACAAAGGATTTGCCTATTCTTGACGGACAAATTAAGGAAAAGGAAAGGGATATACAGCTTAAACAGGCTATTGAAGTATCTGACCTTGAATTACAGAAGAACAGCCTTAAAGAGCAGATTGCTGATTGCGTGGCAAAGCAGACCGACAATGACAAGTTAATGGCTGAATATGACAATGCTAGTGCTAATATTCTCAGCTTAAAGTTTGAGCTTGACGATATTCGCCGTAAAGCCAATGAGGACAATATTAAGGCTAGGAGAGATATTGAGAACAGGATTTCTGATAAGCAGTTTCTTGTTAGGCAGACAGAAAAGACTATTACTGATACAGAAAAGAACATCGAGTATCAGCAGAATGCCATTGATAGCATAAATAAGAATTTGCAGAATATAAGGGATAAATGGAAAGCGGAGAATGAGCGTAAATTTGACGAAACAAGCCTTATTTGTAGCTATTGCGGACAGGAATATCCCGAGGATAAGAAAGAACAGTTAAGAGCTGATTTTGATAGTCACAAGGCAGAAGAATTAAAGATTATCACAAGCAATGGCAACCTTTTTAAAGACAAACTTGATAAGAATAAGAAGATTCTTGAAGATTTGCAGAAAGAACTACCACAGCATAAAGAAAGCCTTGAAATGCTGAATACAGCTATTGCAGACCTTGAAAAGCAGTTATCAGAACTTCCGCAGGAAATTGATGCATCAGCCACAGAAGAATACAAGGCACTTGAAAAGCAGATTGCTGAAAAAGAAGAAGCTATGCACAAGGCTAATGATATTTCAGCAGTTAAGGCAGAATTAAAAGCACGGGAAACAGCTTTAAGGCAGCAGTTAGCAGAATGTGAAAGCCAGATTGCAAAGGCTGATACGACAGCAGATGAACAGCGACTTGAAGAATTAAAGCAGACAAGGATTGATTCTGAACAGAATAAGGCTAATGCCGAGAAAATCCTTGATTTACTTGACGAACTGGATAAAGCAAAGAACGAAGCCTTAACAGAAGCCGTAAACAGCCACTTTGGGTTAGTTAAGTGGCAGTTGTTTACTTATACAAAGTCTGGTGGTTACAAAAGTTGCTGTATACCAACAGTTGACGGAAAGAGTATTTTAACAACTATGAGCAACAAGGGTAACAGGATTTTAGGCAGAGTAGACATTTGTAATTCAATTCAGAAGATTAGTGACATATCAGTGCCTATTATCTTAGATGATTCTGAAAGCCTTAGTACGGATAATCAGAAGAAAGTTGCCGAAATGGTAAATAGCCAGTTAATCATGCTGATTGTTAATGATAGCGAGAAATTAGAGATTGTGGAGGGATAATATGAAACTTTATTTTTACAAATTGAATACAGATGAAAGACACGGAAAAGTAGGAATTACAGTGCAGGTTTGCGAAGCAGAAGAGAAACCTAAGACATACAAGTCTGTTGATAGAATTTTTCCAAACTACTTAAGTACAGCCAGAAAAGATGATGTTGGGCGAATAACTGATTTTGACCGCATGTTTCTTACAGAACCTAACTTTGAGTATGTCAAGGATAAATTTAAGAAGCGTGCAGAATCAAGGATTGCGCAGGCAAAAGAAAAACTTGAAAGAGAAGAAAAGGAATTAAAGATAATTGAGGAAAGCGAGGAATAATTATGGCAGAGAATACAGCAGTTGCGGAAAAGAAAGCATTTACCACCTCATTAAGTGAGTGGAGTAATACAATGACAGGACTTATTATCAATGATTATAAGGCTGTTGGAATGGATATGGACGATTACGCAAAAGAGTGTGCTATGGAAGCTATGACAAGCATATTTAATCTTGTTAAGAATGACCCTAAGATTGATATGAGAAACCTTGATACAAGTAATTTAAGGGGCATTGTTAAGCGTTGTGCAAGTCTTAAGTTAAATGCTAGTGCATATCCAAGAGAGTGCTATTTTCAGTTAAGAAATGTAAAGGTGGGAACTGACCCACAGACAGGCAAGGATATATGGCAGAAACAGGTTGAAATGGGAATCGAGGGTACAGGTTATGATTCTTTGCTTGCCAACTATGGAAAAGATGTTAAACAGGTATATCCGTATTGGGTAATTAAAGAGGGTGACAAGTACATACCGCCTAAGCATAAAGGACTTACAGTTACAGAGCCGGAATGGGAAGAAAACGGATTATCTGATAAGGCGGTAAGAGTTGTATATCCTGTTAAGTTGTTAGACGGAACAGTAACATATCTTTCTGCTGATAGAGACAGCGTTAAGGTAAATCTTTTAGCTCATGTTAAGCAAAACATAATGAATGAGACTTTTGGTATTTGTGAGGATAGATACCACGCAACACCAAAGCAGAAAGCAGAAATTAAGGCTAAGAAAGACGAGATACTTAATGCCTTAAGAGCGTGCAAGACAGTAGATGAAATGCTCGAATGTGAGCTTACAAGACCCTTTATAAGCGGTGCTTGGCTTGATACTCCGGAGAGCATGATACAGAGAAAAATGTGTAACAATGCAACAAGGAAATACCCTAAGAATTATGACCCAATGGCACGACAGGCACAGGTTGAAATGGACGAGGTATATCAAGTTGCACAGGCTGAAATTGCCGAAAATGCTAATACTGTTGAATTTATAGAAGATAAGGCAGATGTAGTTGACAGCACAGCCACAGAAGTAACCGAAGAACAGGCGGAAGATAGCACATTACCGCCATTTATGCAGGCAGAATAGGAGATTAGATATGACAGTATACGAATTAATACAGGAATTAAGTCAGTATAATGCAGATACAGAAGTTAAGTTTCACTGTGAAGCTGAATATGATACTGACGTTGAAGCAGAATTTGACAGAGAGAATGAAAACGACACGCAGGAAGTGACAGTTACAGCAAGTTTTGACGATAAAGTAGATTTTGATGATATTGACAATTATGAGCCAGCACACAAGAGAACTTGGCAGGAAGACCCATTCATTGTTATTAATTTATCTTATTAAGGAGAACTAATATGAGAGTAATTTCGCAGGACGGAACATTAGATGTTCCATATAGTAATTATCAATTATTTGTTATTGGCGCTAAATATGATGTAAAGGTAGCACGCATATATTGTCAAAGCTCATACGCACCAAGTGTAAAAATTGCCGAATACTCAACCAACGCAAAGGCATTTAAGGCTATGGAAATGCTTAAGGAGCATTATGGTTTGCTTTCGTTTATGAAGCTTATAGCAGGTACGACAAAATATGAAAGCTTTATTAGAAAGTTTGCCGAAGATGATTTTATCAAAGCTACAACAGAGTACTTTCAGTTTCCACAGGATGATGAAATCGAGGTGTGAGTATGTACAAAGATATGTCACTAATACTGAAAGACGGACAGGTAGGAGATTTTGAACTTCAACATTTCAACATTTCAGATAATAATTTTTATGCGATTGTTCGTCTTGGAATACCACCCGGAAGATATATAAGGCTTATCAACGGATGCGACTGCGTAATGTCTGATACTCCTATGGAAAAGGAAACAAATAGAGATTTTGTTCACAATGCACACGGAAATGTCCTTATTGGTGGACTTGGAATAGGTCTTATTATTCTTGCAATACAGAATAAAGAGGATGTTTACAACAAACAGATGAAACCTTTAATAAATCGCTACAGGAAATATTTAGTTCCTAAAGCCGAAGATGAAAACAGGTATATTGATTGTTGGTGTAAAAGACAGGCTAAAAACGGAGAACGCATATGAAACTTAAATGTATAGCAACAGGAAGTACAGGTAATTGCTACACCTTAACTTCCAGCAATGGAGAAACACTTATCCTTGATTGTGGAATACCGATTAAGGAAATTAAGAAAGGCTTAGATTGGAACATTAAAGATGTTGTGGGTACGATATGTACCCACCACCACCAAGACCATTCGTTATCAGTTTATCCTTTAAGAAGAATGGGAATACCTGTATTTGCACCATACATAAGCAAAAAACCTATGAAAATTGGTAATGGAGATTTTAGAGTACAGGCATTTGACCTAACAACAATAGACGGAAGCTGGACACACACCAATGCAGACGGAACACCTTGCCCGATATATGGCTTTCTGATTGCTCACGAGGAAATGGGAAGAATGCTTTATATTACCGATTGTGAATTAATCAAGTGGAAGTTTAAAGACATAAACCACATTCTCTTAGGCGTGAATTATGACAAGGATTTAATCGACAGGGATAACACGGGCAAAGCTAATCACGTTTTCAGAGGTCATTTATCCATTGACACGGCTTGTGATTTTGTTAAGGCCAATTATTCAGATAGCTTGCAGAATGTCATAATGTGCCATCTATCAAGTGAAAATGCTGATAGAGATAGTTTCATCGAGAAAATGAAAAAAGTCGCTTATGGGGCGAATGTGGATGTTGCGGTTGCAGGAAAAAGTTGGGATTTGAAAAATCCTAGTGAATGTCCGTTTTAGAAAGGAGCGGAAATGGAGAGATTAACAAGAAGAAGTGCTAACGGAACAGGTGTATATGCTACACCTAGTGGAGAACCTATCGAATGGGAAAACAATCGTCATAATGTGTTACAGAAATTAGCAGATTATGAGGACTTAGAGGAGCAAGGTAGACTTATTAAATTGTCTTGCACAACAAAGGATACCGTTTGGCATTTTTGCAGGGAATTGGGGCAAATATTAGAATATAAAGTTTATGAAGTAACTATACATTCTGAAACACCAATATACCACTGTGTTGCATATTCAGAAGGCTTCCCAAAAGATACCTTAGATGAAATATCAGTGCGTACTTCAGAATTTGGCAAATCGGTATTTCTTACAAAGAGCGAAGTGGAAGCAAGATTAAAAGAACCTAACTACATAGAAGAAGTAATAAGCCAATGTCCGTCAAGTGATTTTAAATTCGTAGGTGGCAGTTGTCCTAAATGTGGAGAATATGTAACTTCAAGTGATGATTTTAAAAAATGTCATTACTGTGGAAAGCTTTTAAAGTGGAAAAAATGGGATGGTGCTTTTAAATTATATTGAAAGAATTGAGAGGTGAAGAAAATGGATAAATTTCTTAAAAGCGTAAGCGAGCGTGACTTTGATAGAAGAATATCGGAAGTTGTTGAAATGCTTGGGGAAAAACAACTCTATGGAACTATCAGTTTGATAAAAGATTTGAAATATTATCTTGACTTAGCTACAAAAGAAAAAGCTCACACTTGTAACTGCCAGCACAACAGCAATTCAAGAGATAGTGAGCCTTGTTGCAGATGTGACAGTAAAGTTTCAGAAAATGATGATACAAAAAACAGAGTTACATCTCTGGAAATTATCGTAAGGATGATAGACAACAAGCCATATTACGAAATCAAGTACAAAAAAGTTGATGAATATTATTACCATGTAGGCTACAGTTCATTCAATATTGATAATGTATTGAAATGGCGTGATGAGTGTTTTGAGCTTGTGGAAAGTGATAGAGAGGAGAGGAGTGAGAAAAGTGAAAATCGTAACGGTTAGTGATTTGATAAAAATTCTTGATACAAAGGAAAATAGATATGGTGCTACAGGAAAACCGAGAATGTTGAATTTATCTTTAAATGGCAATTTTGCTGGTGGTATTGAATCTGTAAAGCTAGATGGTTATGGAGATGGGCTTATTACGGATGTAACGATGGAGATTACTTCATCTAAATTCACAACAACTAATGCCGACAGGATAAGGAATATGTCGGATAAAGAGTTGGCAGAGTTTCTTATAACTTTTAAGAACACATTCGGCGAAGAATACGAGGGAGAAGCTAGTTGTATGGATTGGCTTCAATCAGAAGCAGAATAGGAGAGAATATGAAGTATATAAGCAATGCAAAATATGGAGAGCCGGTTGAAACAGGAACTATTTACAGGGGCGACAATAAAAGATTAGATATATGCGTTCATACACTATGCGGTTGTGGAGAAACACTATATATGAATTGTCAGGCATTAAATATCCGTGATAGAAAATTAAACAGTACATCTGTGATAGCCGCGATAAATGAAGCTCAATCATTAGCGAAACAGGAGCTTGATTTACTTAGCAAGGAACTTAATACCATATTGAATAGTGAGATTGAAATATCAAGGCATTAGATAGGAGAGAGTATGGAAGATAGATACTTATTCAAGGCTAAGAGAGCTGACAATGGAGAATGGGTTACAGGACATTATGTAAAAGGTTTAGATATATATGCTAAAGAAGTTCATCTAATATTTGAACCCACCACAATATTTTATTCTAGTGGAGAGACAGACGGATGGAGTGAAGTAGACCCATCCACAATCTGCCAATGTACAGGTTTAAAAGACAGGAACGGCAAGCTGATTTGGGAGAATGATATTGTCAATACTCAATGCGGAAAAGCTATTGTTATCTGGGATAAGGCAGAATGGAGAATTAAGTGGATTAAAGATACTATATGGCGAAAGGATTTACATTTTTGGACTAATGAAGATGATTGGAAATGTGAGATTATCGGCAACATTTTTGATAACCCAGAGTTATTAGGGAGGAACGACGAATGAGTATGAAACCAATATTGTTTAATACCGAAATGGTTCGGGCGATTCTGGACGGACGGAAGACCTGCACAAGGCGAATTTGCAAAGATGCCAATGAGTGTACTGTGCCGGATATGGATTTTTACAATGCCGACAAGAGAACTTATGCGGTACATAACTTTGCAGATAATAAACATACGGAGCAGTTAAGCATAGCAGAAAGAACTTGTCCTATCTGTCCGGGCGATATCCTGTATGTCCGGGAAACATTTATTCAAATATCAGCTCACACTTTCTGGTATAAGGCAGATGATAATTCATGGATGTCAGAAGGTTTACGTTGGAAACCATCCATCCACATGCCGAAAGAAGCGGCGAGAATCTGGCTTAAGGTTACGGATGTGAGGATGGAGCGGTTGCAGGAAATAACAGAAGTACAGGCACAAGCGGAAGGATGTAATAGTGGATTGCTTACTGGAGTGTGTACCGCAAGAGGACAGTTTGAAGATTTGTGGAACACTACCATCAAGAAATCCGACCTTGACCGCTACGGTTGGAATGCGAATCCGTGGGTGTGGGTAATAGAATTTGAGCGGCGTGACAAGCCAGAAAGCGAGGAATAATATGGCAAAGATATTTAGATTTAGCGGCTATTTTGTAGAAAATAATAAGATAGAAGATGTAGCCAACTTTGAGGACAGAATTAGTGAACTATGTGTGGAAAGCGAGGATATTATTCAGCAGTTACATATTGAAGAAAGTGAGGAATTTGAAGCTGATGGAGAATTAGAAGAAAATTGTGACCTTGCGTTACTCACAAGGCATTTTAAGGCAGATAACATCAGTACAGAATTTGACAGACCTTTACCACAGAAAGGTGAGAAATATAAGCATTTTAAGATTGGTAAGATTGTTACTATTATCGGTATTTCAAGACACACAGAAACAGAAGAAATATCAGTTGTGTATGAATACGAGGAGCATATCTGGAATAGACCTCTTGAAATGTTTATGAGTGAGGTTGATAAGGAAAAATATCCTAATGCAGAACAGAAATACAGATTCGAGTTAGCAGAAAGTGAGGAAAAGTAATGAATCGTGTAATTTTATGTGGAAGGCTGACTAGAGAGCCAGAAGTAAGATATTCACAGACGGCAAGTGGAAGTATGGCGGTAGCAAGGTATACATTAGCTGTTTACAGAGCTTTTAAGAAAGAGGGCGAACAGGCAGCAGACTTTATTAACTGCATTGCATTTGGCAAGAATGGAGAGTTTGCAGAGAAGTATTTACATCAGGGAACTAAGATTATCGTTGAGGGCAGATGGCAGACAGGCAACTACACTAACAAGGACGGACAGAAAGTCTACACTAATGATTGCGTTGTTGAAAGACACGAGTTCTGCGAAAGTCGTACTAATCAGCAGAGCAACAATAATGGAATTATGGGCGGTAATGCTAGTTCAGACAGTTTTATGTCAATTCCAGACAATGTAGCTGACGAGGGATTACCATTTAATTAAAGAGGTGTGAGTATGACAGAGAACGAAGCAATAAGAGAGGTAAGATTTAATATGTCAACAATAGGATTGAGTGACAAAGCTGCTAAAAGAGTTGTTGAAGCAAGAAATATGGCAATCAAGGCGCTTGAAAAGCAGATACCTAAGAAACCTATATTTAACCATAACCTTAGTGATACTCTTTCTGTATTCCATTGTGAATGCGGAAACGTAATCAAAGTTAGTCACGATGTAGGAATAATGGATAACAACAATGCACCAAATTACTGTAGCAAGTGCGGCTGTAGGCTAGACTGGAGTGATGAAGAATGAGATTGATTGATGCAGATAACTTAAATTTTCAGGAGCAGTACTATAACAAAAGCCAGATGAAAGCGATTCTTGATTTTGTTGATAATCAGCCAACAGTTTATGACATTGATAGAGTTGCGGAGCGGTTGAAAACAGACTCTTCTGTAAGATTGTATGGAAGTGGCAACAGCAATAATTATCTTATTCCTCTTGAAAAGGCAATTGAGATAGTAAAGGCAGGTGGTAACTCTTGAATTATCAAAACATAGCAAGAGCCAAGGCAATAGAACAGGAAAACAAAAAGCGACTGTTGAAGTTGAATCCAAAACTGAATGATAAAAGCGGAATATATTTTCTACTCCGAGAAGATGAAAACGGATTTAAGTATGCGTATATCGGACAGGCAGTACATACACTTAGCAGATTGGCAAGCCACCTTGTAGGCTACGAACAGCACATAGACCTTAGTTTACGCAAGCATAAGCTGTACGACAAAGAGAAAAACCCTTATGGTTGGCGAGTTGAATTTCTGAATTTTTCCGAAAGCCAGCTTGACGAAAAGGAGAAGTATTACATCAAGCTATATGCTGATAAAGGTTATCAGCTTAGAAATGTCAGTTTAGGCGGTCAAGGAGAAAATCGTGCTAGTGGCTCAATAGGCGAGAGAAAAGCACCTAAAGGCTATATGCAGGGCATACAGCAAGGTAAAAAGGCGTTAGCAAGGGAATTATCCTCTATAGCAGAAAAACACCTTAAAATCGAGCTGAGAGCGGATAAGGCTAATAATAAGGTGTCACAGAAACAGTATGAGAAATTTATGGATTTATTGAAAGCGGGTGATGGTAATGTTGATTCCAAAAGTTAAATCCAAAGAATTTGAAAAATTCGGATTTAAGAAGTGCAAGGGTGAATATGGCAAGAATGGTTGTTATTACCTTTGCGTTGCAAGAGGTGTAAAAATGCTTTTTGTGAGCAATGTGATTTTTGATGTTAATGATTGGATAGATAATGACCCAAGAATACATAAAGACGCAAATTGCAGATACAGAGACCGCAGGACATATCTTGATATTATTTATGAGCTAATCAAGGAAAATATGCTTGTAAGTGATTGTTTGAAAGAAGGTAGGAGTGAATGAGCGAAATTAAAGGCTATACAGCGGAAGAAATCGCACGAAATGCAAAGAAAAAACTTATTAGCGATTATGAATTTTGCAAGTGTAATTTAGCTGAAATCAGACGGCGTGAAAAAGAAATTGCAGATATAAGACTTGATTACAATTTAAAGATAATAAAGTACAGGATGAAAAGCGCAAACAGAGTTCTTGACTTCATAAGAAGTGAATATAGGGCAGGTAGAATTTGCGACCTTGAAACGCTATTGTGTCACTGTCAAAACAAGTTGAATGGCAATCTTGACGGAACAGAACTAGACCTTGATGAGCATTTAAGAGGAGTTTCCTTTAAGAAAGTTGGTAAAGATGACTAACAAAGACTATGACTGCCATTGTTGGAATGATTACCCCAACGAAATGCACAGATACAGAGGTCAAAAGCATTATAAGAATTGCAAATGAAAATGTGTTGATTGATACGAATATGTGGGTAAATCCAAATTCGGTGCAACGCATTGTAGGAAGAAAGTAACTAACTAAAAATCAAAGAAAGGAATAGGTTGTGCGCACATAAAACCGAGGTTTCCTTTTGGTAGATTTAAAATGTATAAAAAGAAGATTAAATGCGAGATATATCGTGATTCAATGCAGAATTACAAGAAATATGCAATACCGCCAGCGCAACTTATCATTGCTGATGTTCCTTACAATGTAGGAACTAACTTTTATGGAAGTAACCCTATGTGGTACAACGGCGGCGATAATAAGAACGGAGAAAGCAAACTTGCGAAAAAGGCTGCTTTCAATTCAGATTTTAACTTTAATCTGTACGAATACTTCCATTTTTGTTCAAAGATGTTGAAAAAAGAGGACACAAAGCCTATCGCAAGGGGCAGAAGCAGTAATAGCCCTTGTATGATTGTATTTTGTTCGTTTGAACAGTTATCAACATTGATTGCCGCCGCAAAGAAACACGGATTTGTTAATTACATACCGCTTGTATTTTGTAAGAATTACAGCCCGCAGGTACTTAAAGCGAATATGCGTATCGTAGGCGCTACAGAATATGCACTTGTATTGTACCGAAACAAGTTACCGAAGTTTAGAAACGGCTTGCAGATTGATGAAAACGGAAAGAATATCAGAGGTACAGGACATATGGTATTTAATTGGTTTGACGGCGGTAATGAAGCGGAATGGGGCAGAACTTACTATAACAATGGTTCATATATGATGTGGGAGAAAGACGGAAAAGATGTACCGAAAATTCATCCGGCACAAAAGCCTGTAGCAGTCCTTAAAAAGCTGATTGAGATTTTTACAGACGAGGGAGATGTTGTTATTGGCCCTTGTTGCGGTAGCGGTAGCACGCTAAGAGCCGCCGCAGAACTTGACAGAAATGCATACGGATTCGAGATTGACAGAAACTTTTACGAGCGTGCAAAGAATGAAATGCTTGTATTTGAAAAGGACAGTCAGATGAATATAAGTGATTTTATAGGAGGCGCAGTATGATAGTACATTGTTTATTTGAACAGTCAGGAACATTCAAGAATGCTTTCAAAAAGTATGGAATTGAAGCCTATGACTATGATATTCAGAATGAATTTGGCGAAACCGACTATGTTACCGACCTTTTTAAAGAGATAGAAGAGGGGTATCAAGGTGAACCGAGTTTGTTTGATAAGATAAGCCCTGATGATTTGATATTTGCGTTTTTCCCTTGCATAAGGTTTGAAAATCAGATAATGCTGTGGTTCAGAGGACAGTCGGCAAGTCAGAAAAAATGGTCTTTGGAAGAAAAATGCGAATTTGATATGAATTTGCTTAAAGAAGTTTCACTTATGTATGATTTGGTAAACAAAATGTTTATTATTTGCACGAGAAAAGGATTAAAGCTAGTAATGGAGAATCCTTATTCAGAAGAGCATTTTTTAAGACGATATTGGTGCTATTCCCCAGCGGTAATTGACAGAGATAGGAGAGATAGCGGAGATTACTTTAAAAAGCCTACACAGTATTGGTTTTTGAATTGCGAGCCACAGAACAATCTTATTTTTGAGTCAATTAGTTATAACGCTATCGAATGTAAGGACGCTATAAAAACAATGACAAAAGAGCATTGTGTAAAAGTAGGGACAGACAATGTTAAAACAGCAAGGTCAATGATACACCCACAGTACGCAGATAGATTTATTAGGCAATATATTCTTGATGAGGAAATATGGAGAGGTAAATAATGAAAGACAAAACAAAGCAGGAAATACAGATTTTACTTGACCTACTCAAAGGCAGTCTTACAAGAAATGGTGTAAGTATGGCAACCGACAATAGTGGCAACTTGATGTTCTTTGATACAACAGCTTACATCAAGAGTAAAGGCAAGGAATTTGACGGATTTAGGGTTAACATTAACGATTTAGTGAAGTAACAATGTGACAGAACTTGAAGAGGTAATTATGGCAGGCAATTTTATTAAAATTGACAGAAAGATTTTAAAGTGGGAATGGTGGAGCGATATTAATACATTCAGACTTTTTATGTATATGTTGATAAGTGCCTATTGGAAAGATGGAAATTATAAAGGCAAGATAATTGAAAGAGGGTCTTTCCCCTCTTCAATATCTGAATTATCAAAAGAAACTAATTTGTCTGTAATGGAAATTCGTACCTCGCTAAAGCACTTACAATTAACAGGCGAAATAACAAGCAAAGCAACAAACAAATTCACGATATTTACTGTAGTTAACTACAATTTGTATCAAACAGATAACAAGCAAGATAACAAACAAATAACAAGCAACTTAACAAACAATCAACAAACAGATAACATTCTATTAACAAACTCTATATTAAAAGAAAGTAAGAATGAAAGAACAGAAGAAATTAAAGAAGATAAGAATACAGAAAAAGATATTACTAACGTAATATCCAAAAAGAAAAGTTATTACCCAGATGATGAATTACTTGATGAAGCATTTAATGAGTATGTGACAATGCGTAAGAGGATTAAAAAGCCTATATGTACCGACAAGGCATTACATAGGGCTATGAACACTCTTGAAAAGCTGTCGGGTGGAGATAATGACTTAGCGGTTAAGATTCTTAATCAGTCAGTAGACCATTGCTGGCAAGGGCTGTTTGAGCTGAAAGAAAATAATTCTAATAAACAGCAAGGCAAGAAAAATGTATTTGATGAATGGATGGAGGCAATGAAATGACAAGGGAACAGGTCGGAAAACTTCTAATGACGATACAAGCTTATTATCCTAACTACAATCCGCCAGATAAAGAGATTACTCTTAATGCTTGGCATATAATGCTTGCTGAATATCCAGAAGAATTAGTTTTACAAGCGTTAAGGGCTTGCATTGCAACTAACACGAGTGGTTTTGCACCAGATGTAGGGCAGATAATGAGTAAGATACAAACTATATCACAGCCACAGGAGCTTGACGGGATGACAGCTTGGGGGTTGGTTAGTAAGGCATTACGGAATGGTACATATGGGGCGGTTGAAGAATTTAACAAGTTACCACCACTTGTAAAACAGGCTGTAGGTATGCCAGATAACCTTAAAAACTGGGCGACATCAGATTATCAGACGATAGAAACAGTAATACAATCAAATTTTCTAAGAACCTACGAAACAGTTGTTAAGCGTGCGAATGAAATAAAACGTATGCCAGACAGTATCAAATCACTTATCGAAAAGACGAATGCAAATTCGTATAAGGCTCAAATCGAGCAAAAATTCCAAAGAGATATAAATACACTACAAATTAAAGAAAATGCCCTTATCGGTCAAAATACAAACGCAGAAGAATATATTGAAGCACCTCAAGAAGTACAAGATAGAATTGACAGAATGAGAGGTTGATTTTTAGTGGAAACAACGCCAATTAGTCCACAGAAGAAATTATATAATTACCGCCGAGAGAATGGATTGTGCCCTAAATGCGGCAAGCCGCTTGATAGAAAAGGCTTTTATTGTGAAGAATGTAGGGAGAAGCAAACGGTTTACAGTAGAGAAACTAGAGAACTTTGCAGGCAGTTTAAAATTTGCCCGGAATGTCGCAAAAATAAACTTGTGGGTGATGAAAAGATATGTCCGGAATGTTTGGCTAACAAAGCTGAATATAGAGCTAATCACCCATTAAGTGATGATAAGCGAAGAAAAAACAATGAAGCATTTAAACAGTATTCGAAAAACTTATACGCTGAACGTAGAAAAGCTGGCATATGTGTTAGATGCGGTAAGGCTAAAGCTGTTAAGGGCAAAGCAAAGTGCTTTGTATGTCAGAATAAAGATAATGCTATCCACAGAAAAAGAACTGAAAATAGGCAAAATATAAAAGAATATCGCAAAGAAAATCACTTGTGCTATCGTTGTGGAGAACCTATTGACAGACCGCAAGGACAGTTGTGTCAGAAATGCTGGCAGACAGACTATGAAAGGGGTAAAAGCCTTAAGAATGATAATAGCAAGCACTACTGGCGATACGACAATCAGTTTCTAAGAAAGAAGTGAAAATATGAGCAAGGCAGAACAGAAAAAGTTTAAGGAACAAATGTTGCGTGTTCAGATGAACAGAATTAGCAATGAACACCAAAAGAAAAATTTTGAATCAGCATTGATATTAATTATGTGGGTGCTACACGATAAGTTCGGTTTCGGACAGCAGAGATTAACAAAAGTACAGAGAGAACTTAAAGTACTTATAGATAACTATAATGACGGATTATTCACAGCGGAAGAGCTTGTTAATCAGTTATACGAAGAAACAGGAATAGAACATATTAAGTTTAAATAAGGAGATAGGCTTATGAAGTTTTCGGGACTGACTAAGCCGGAGCTTGATGAAATAATTGAAAATGCCAATTTCACAGAAGAGGAACTAAGAATTTTCAAGTTGCTTGTGGGTAATATGAGCTTAGAACAGGTTAGTCAAAGACTTATGTTATCCAAAGCAACAATTTCAAGAAGAGTTAAGGATATAAAAATCAAGATAGAAAGGACTGATGACATGGTTAAAACAATTCCTATATGGGAAAAAGTTACATTAACAGTTGAAGAAGCGTCCGAATATAGCAATATCGGAATTAATAGAATCAGCAGTATGCTTAATGAAATTAGCTGTCCATTTGTTTTAAGAGTTGGGAATAAGAGGCTTGTTAAGCGTAAGGAGTTTGAGCACTATATAGAAAAAAGTAACGAAATATAGAGATATATTGAAATATATGCCTTGATGTAGTAATATGTGGTTGTCTATATCAAGGCTTTTTTCAAAAGAAAGGAGCTTTTGAATGGGAAAAGATTTAAAAGGTAAAGAACTAGGTGTAGGATTGTCGCAGCGAAAGGACGGTGTGTATCAAGGGAGATATAAAGATAGATTTAATAAGATTAAATATATTTATGGCACAAAGTTATCAGAAGTAAAAAAAGAATTGGCTGTTGCAATAGCAGAAAATATTCAATTTACAAGCATTAGAGATGATATTAAGCTGGACGATTGGTTTAATCGTTGGATAGAAGTGTACAAAAAGAAAAGTGTACGCCCTAATACCCTTAGGGAATACACTCACATATACAATAAAAATATATCACCTTTTTTAGGAAATCGCAACATAAATTCCTTCGTTAAATCAGATATTCAAACACTAATTGATAAAATAGCTGATGACAATTATAAATATGAACGGCAGAACAAGATTAAGGTTATACTTAATGATATGTTCAGTAGAGCAATAGAAGATGACTTAATGATTAGGAATCCAGCAAAAGGTGTAAAGCTTAGGGCTGATAAAGAACTTAAAGCTTTCACACTAACAGCAAAACAACAGATAGAGTTTTTAGAAGCAAGTAAAGGGACATTTTACGATAATTTGTATAATGTGGCAGTTAATACAGGCTTGCGCCCAGGAGAACTGTTTGCACTTACACCTAATGATATACACTTAGATGAGGGGTATATTGATGTTAATAAGACACTTGTGTATCAAAAATACCTTGATGATAAGTGCAAAACTTTTCACATTGAGCCGCCTAAAACCAAACAGAGTTATAGACAAGTACCTATTAACAGCGAATGCATTAAATATCTTGAAAAGCAGTTCGAATTAAAGGATATTGTAAAGTGCAAAAGACCTAAAGAGCAGAACAATTATTTGTTTGTGACAAGTTATAACACGCCTCTCAATTCGCAGATTTATTCAGATTCAATTAAAGCTATTGTTAAGCAGATAAATCTTGCAAGAAGTTTTGATAACGAATTTCCTGTGTTTAGCGGACATACTTTAAGACATACTTTTGCTACAAGATGTTTTGAAGCAGGTGTGCAGGCAAAAGTTGTTCAATCATATTTAGGTCATGCAACTCTTAAAATGACAATGGATTTATATACACATGTAACAGAAGAAAGAGCGGCAGTAGATATTGAAAGAATTGTGAAAGACAAGGACAACATTGTTGATTTTAAGAAAAGTGCTGTGTAGTAAGTGTGTAGTACTACACACATTAAAATTGAAAAAACCACAAAACAATGGTGGTTAAGATGTATAATATATTTAACTTGGAAAACTTATTACGTATATCAGACTACCCCTTATGAACTTAACAAAAAGCACAATAAATGCGGTATTTAAGGGATTTTAAGCGGCATTAGATTAATTATCAATTTCCACATATTTCTATGTATTTCTATATATTTCAATAGCAAAAGTGTGTAGTAAGTGTGTAGTAACAAGATTAAAAGTGTGTAGTAAATTAAAACTAAATAAAGCCTTGATATATGACATAAATATGAGAAGAACTTGATAATGTTCTTCTCTTTTTTTATGCAAAAATATAATCAGAAAGAGAGGTAGTGCAAATGTTTTCTGATGAAGTAAGAGAAAAAATCTTGAGCAAAGAAGAATTACAGAAACTTGACTTAGTGACATTATCTCTTGTTATCCACGCAATCGAGGAAGTTTTAGAGGAGGCAGACAATGAACAATCCTTATCAGCAACCGATTATGAGTAATTATATACCACAGTACGGAGCGTATCAGTACAATCCTATGGCGAATATCCAGAGATTTCAGTCACAGGAGCAGATACAACCACAAATCCAACAACCTATGCCACAGCAGATAGCAGGCATTAACGGAAGAATAGTACAGACAGTTGAAAATATTAATGCAAATGAAGTGCCTATGGATGGCTCAATGGCATTTTTCCCAAAACAGGATATGTCGGAAATATATGTTAAGGGTTGGAATGCTGACGGAACAATTAAGACGGTTGTGTATAAGCCTTATACAGCCCCTAAAGATAATCAGACAGTAAATTCTATGGCTAATACAGAAAACGCTAAATTTACCCTATCAGACGAAAGCACACAGCTATTTCTGAATAAGTTTGAGGAATTATCGGAGAAAATAGGGCAGTTGGAAAATAGATTTGATAAATCTTTAGGAACACAGAGAAAAACATCAAGAACTCAAAGTAAGGGCGGTGATGAAGAATGAATCAGCAGTTAATTCAAACTATAAATCAACTTAAGTCAATTCGGAATCCACAGCAAATGGCAATGAATTGTTTACAACAGTCGGCACAGCGTGGAAATCCTATGGCAAAAAACTTGCTTAATCAGATAAACAGTGGAAACACGCAAGGCGCAGAGCAAATTTTAAGTAATTTTATGAATACACAAGGAATAAACCTTAATGATATTAAGGGTATGATGAATTAGGACATTTTGGGTTGTGCGCACATAATGACCGGTTATCCCATTTGTTAATAAAATAAATGGAGGTAAACAAGATGTTTAATTCAAACGGAGTTAGTCTCGCAGATATTGCCGCAGTAACAGGCAATAATCGTAATAACGATGGTATGTGGGGCGATGGTGCATGGTGGATTGTAATTCTCTTAATCTTTGGCTGGGGCAATAACGGCTGGGGCGGTTTCGGTGGAAATGGCAACGGCGCAGGCTACACTGATTCAGCTATACAAAGAGGTTTTGACAATCAGGCAGTTATCAGCAAGTTAGATGGCATTTCTAACGGACTTTGTGACGGCTTTTATGCTATGAACAACAGTATGCTCACAGGTTTTAATGGTATTAACACAAATATCATGCAGACAGGCTACGGCATACAACAGGCAGTAAACGCTGATACAGTTGCTAATATGCAGAATACTAACGCTTTACAGTCACAGCTTGCTAACTGTTGCTGTGAGACAAGAGAAGCTATTCAGGGAGTTAATTACAATTTAGCAACTAACACTTGTGCTTTACAGAACACAATGAACAATAATACAAGAGATATTATTGACAGCCAGCAGGCAGGAACTAGAGCAATCCTTGACTTCCTGACAAATGACAAGATTGCAACTTTACAGGCAGAGAATAACGATTTGAGAAGAGCAGCTTCACAGGATAGGCAGAACGCACTTCTGACTAGTACAATGGCAGCACAGACAAATCAGATTATTGACGCAGTAAGACCTACGCCGGTTCCATCGTTCCCAGCTTCTAACCTTTATGGTTATGCATATGGCTGTGGTTGCAATACCGGCTGTAATTGCTAACAACTGAATAATTGAGTATCTTAATTGAGTTTAACTCGATTATGTCTGCTATGCAGTATTACTTATAACCAAAGGGCAGACTACAATGTTTGCCCTTATTTTTATGAAAGAGAGGTAAAAAATAATGGAAATAACAGGAATTGCGTTACAAACAGTTGCCGCCGGAGAAGATGTTGCATTTACAGAAACACCGGTATGCGGTAGTAAGTGTATCGTCCACAGACAGGGAAGTGGAATTATTAAGCTAAGAGGTATTACAAATCAGTGTAGGGCAAGATTTTTGGTATCTTATAGCGGAAACATTCAGATACCTACAGGCGGTACAGTTGGAGCTATTTCGCTTGCCATTGCAGTAGACGGAGAGCCTTTACAGTCAACACGAATGATTGTAACACCGGCAGCAGTTGAGAATTTCTTTAATGTATCAGCACAGGCATACGTTGATGTGCCTTGCGGTTGTTGCAGTACCGTAGCGGTGCAGAATACATCTACACAGGCTATTGAAGTACAGAACAGTAATTTGGTTGCAGTAAGGGAGGCTTGATATTATGCATAAATGGGCTAAACAGATTATGGAATGTGTCAAGGCTAAGGTTGAAGCAATCGGATTAGATAGCTTTGAGGGGCAGAACCTTGACGATTTAAAGGATTTTACAGAAATAGCAAAGAACATAGCTTGTTTTGACAAGGATTACAGAATTGTTGAAGCTATGGAAAAGTCGGAAGATAATGAGGATATTATGCGTATGCTTGAACAGTACGAAGATTATCCGGACAGAAGATACTATGACCACTACCGCTATGCAGATGGAAGATTTGCACCGAAAGGTAAAGGAACATACCGCAGAGGATATGAAGAACCGCCTTATTACCATATGTACCCAGAAGCAGAACATATGAGGGATATTGATAGAGATTATGGCAAGATGTACTATACAGAGCCAATGTCTGAAAGTAATTACGACAGAGCAAAGAGAAACTATACAGAGACTAAGGAAATGCATAAAAACAACACGCCAGAGGATAAGGAACATAAGATGAAAGCCCTTGACGGCTATATCAAAGAACTTGGCGGCGATATTACACAGCTTATTGGCGATATGACAGCAGAGGAGCGCAATCTTATGCGTACCAAACTTAGTACACTTGTTTCTAAGCTGTAAATTAAGGGCTATGAGTAGCAATATTCATAGCCTGTTTTGTACATTGATAACTGAATATTGGCTAGTGAAAAATAATTATAACTTTTGCTTGACAGTTATACGTCATTGACGTATAATACAATCAAGAAATAAAGAAAGGGCTTGAATATCAAGCAAAGGTGAATATTATGAGAAAAGAAGAATTAAAAAACATAAAGAGAGTAAGATTTAATGATTACTCAAACTACGACCCAGAAAAATGTAACGATGGCGGTAGTTACGGCTTTTGGACTGATTATAGCTGCCTTGAAAATGGCAACTGGGAAATCAGTTACGGAACAACAGCAGATATGGAGTTCTGTCCTTGCTGTGGCAGTTTTGGCGACCACTACGACTATGGCGAAGAAGAGTATAGTTGTGGTGATTTTGAAACAGTCACTACTGATGAGTTGTTAGAAAAGATTAACAGCTTTGAAGAAAGGGAGGGTGAGTATATTGAGTTTAAATAGCTCACCAATAAAAGAATTAAGAGAAGAAACTGGAATGTCACAACAACAGTTTGCTAGATATTTTGGACTTCCGTTAAGAACTTTACAAGGTTGGGAACAAAGCAGAAGAAAGCCACCAGATTATCTTGTAGAGTTATTAAAAAGAATATGGGAATTAGAAAACCACTAGCCAATATCGGTTAGTGGTTTTTGTTTTATTTAGAAAGGAGCATACAGATGGTTTTTAGCATTAATGGCACAATGTGGCAAGTGCAATACAAAAATTCAAATTCGGGTGAATTAAAGCGGTCAGACGGCACAATCAGCTTAGGTGTAACTGATAGAAATACACACACAATTTATCTGTCAAATGCCTTGCGTGGATTTATGCAACGCAAAGTGCTGATACACGAAGTATGCCACGCAATCTGTATGTCATATGATGTGTATTTACCAATTGAGCAGGAAGAGATATTGTGCGATTTTGTAGCAACTTATGGAGATGAAGTATTTGACATTGTTGATATGGTTTTAGGGGCAGTTAGGAGAGTGGGATGATGAGTATAGATGAGTTGTTAAAGATAATTCAAAAGACTAATCCGACTATAACTAAGGAATTGTTGATATATGAGCTTAGTCAATGCCGGTATGCAAGTAAAGCATTGATTTATACAGAAAAATGCTGTCAAAAAATTTCGGGGTAACGCATTTGATACCTCCCCGGATACATCTTTGATATTCAGAAAAACGATTTTGACAATTTTTAAAATTCGGTTCAGATTTCGTTTAAATCCTACTTAAAAAAATGAAAAAAATTTCTCACAAAAATATAATGCAAAAATTTTGATACCCCCGTCATATGCAATTTTGGAATCCAAAAATCGGTTACACAGAATTTCAATTTTTGCTCACGATTTTGTTCAAATTTGCCCTGAAAAATTGATGAAAAACTTTAACAGATTAAAGTGCATTATATAAACTTGACCGACTGCGATTCGTGCTTGTTTTGACTTTGTGACTTTGTGATTTGACCTGTACGGTGGTTTTATTGTGTCAATGTAGACTTATTAAGCCTACAAAGTAAAACAGCCTTAAAACGCTTTTGACAGCGTTGTATAAAATGGGTATAATATACCCTTACAAGTTGTGGAAGCTGTCGCCAGTTTTGGCGGATTTTCCAGAACGCACGCCACCACAACCGGGTACACTTGCACACCTAAAAAGGCGCAAAAAGCCTTATATATAAGCATAGCATTATTATATTATTTTTTCAAGGTACACAAACAAAAGCATATTAAATATATGCTTAATGCTTGCGGCTGGAATCGAACCAGCCAAACCAGCAAGCCAAAAAGGGCGCAGATTGTACACCCTTAATCAAGTTATTAATTGTTAAATTCATAAAATAGACCGCTTTTATTATAACAAGTTGTAAGCCTTTTTAAGCCATAAAAAATATCATAGTTACAATCAAAAACAGCCTGCGAACCTGTGTATATAATTACGCTCCGCCCATTATCCCCAAAAGAAAAATCTGCTATTTTTTCAAGCTCCAAGATTTTAGCCGCCTTTTTCCCATAGATAAATATAAATTTTTCTAAATTTCCGCGGATTTCTCCGGCTGTTAAAGTGTTTAATTTTTCGTATATTGTCATATCATAGACCTCCATATTATTAATATTATCCCTTAAAAGGAAAAACCGCCAGCCGGTATCGGTCCGGCTGGCATCCTCTGCGGCGGTTAATTTGCTTTTACCTCTCTTTATTTATTTCCTTACAGGTAAAGCAAGCCGGGGAATCGAACCCCGGAAGTGTCGACCTTGCTATTAAATTGCTTCTTTTTCTTTGCTGATTTCTGCCGCAATTATTCCCTGCTCAAGAAAATAACGCAGTGCGCTATCTCCGAAACGCTGTATATAATATTCTGCAAGCTCCGAAGTGCTAAAAGCGCCTAAGGCTGTGCCAATGTCGCAATAGATGCTTTTATATGTTCTTTGCCTGTTTGCGAGTGCTTTATCAATCGGATTTTTTGGCTCTTCCTCTTTAACTGCAACAAGTCTATCAGCTCGCATTGTTCTAATATGTTCGTTTCCGCTTTCATTGGAAATAATAACGCATTTAACGCTTTTTCCGCTCTTTGTTGGCTCTATGCTTTTGACTGTGGAAGTGTAACCAAAATTCCAAACTGTAACCATTCCCGGCTTTAATTCTGCCGCCGGAATTGCTTTTTGCGGTGTGTATATTCCTTGTAATTTAATTGTCTTCATAATATTAACCCTCCTTAAACATTTCCCAAGGTGCTATAATTGTGCCACCTTTACAATTGGCGTATATTATTACCTCGCCGCTTGAGGTTATTTTGTAATTCTTAAAAATACATTCTATCTCATTGCCATAAATAATTTTGTCGCCTATTTTCATTTTTTGGTGCCTCCTTAGTTATAATAAAAACTTTCTATTGCTGTCCTTGTAGTGCCTTTTACAACAATAGTCATTAAGTGGCTAAAGCTATCCAGTGCTAAGCCGTAAGGCTCTAAATCTTTATTTAATTTATCAATTCGCCTGTCACAGCTCAAAGATAAATCTTTTGTGCTCTGGCGGTTGCAAGTTCTTTCCTCGTTTTCTAAATATGATAACCTGTCAAGGTCTGCATTCAGTCTGTAGAAGCGATTTATCAATTTTTTAGCAATATCATATTCAATATTGTATGTTTCTGTTGCTCTTCTTAGCTCTTTTTCTCTCTTTTCTGCAATTGTTAATTTTTTCATAATTCTTGTACCTTTTCGCCGATTGTGATATAATCGGCTTACCTTTCTTTTTTGATTGGTGGCGGTTGTGTGTCTTGGTAGAAGTGCAACCGCCTTATTTATTTTGTAGCTTAATAATAACACCTTTTAAGGTGTATGTCAACACCTTTTAAGATGTTTTTAAATTTTGTTTTTAAGTGTTGCAAAACTGCAATATTTTATATATAATAGTAAAAACAAAACAGAAAGGAGCTTGTAAATGATTACATATAAAATAGATGTATTAAAAGAGCTGGCACAGCGTGGCTACACCGCTAACAGAATGAGGAAAGAGAAGATATTGAGCGAAAGCACAATGCAGAATTTGAGAAATAAAAGCGACATTAATACGAAGACATTAAATACAATATGCGTTATATTAAGATGCCAGCCGTCTGATATTATAGAGATAGTTCCAACAGATGACGAAAAAATAAAATATTTTTAATAACACTAAAATTAGTGTTGACATTATACTGATAATAGTATATAATTAAGGCACATTAAAAGAAAGGGCAGCCACAAGGCTGGAAGGTGGAAAGAATGAAAACAATAAGCATTGACAAGCTCAAGAAGATGAGCTACGAAGATGGAAAAGCATTTTTGTTAAGTACTGGATATGTAGCACAAGGGAGCGATGAAAGCCCTTGCTACAGTACAGAAGCCGAAAAGATAATAGATGAGCATTTTTATCTTTTTGATGAAGATGATGAACAAGTGGATTTGATTAATTATACAATTTTGTGTAACCTAAGCGGAGAACCTAACGACGAACAAGAGATTGAAATTGTAAGAGCATATTGGGAAAGAATAGAAGAATAAGAAAGGTTAAAAGGTGAATGTTATGGAAATGACAAAAGAAATACGCGAAGGCAAAGAGATTTGCGCGCAGCGAAAGAACTATGAAAATGCTGAATTAGCTGTGCTTAATGGTGCTACAGAAGAACAGGCACAAGCAATAGTACGATTGTGCGGAGATAGGCACTATATCCATAGGAACAGCAGCAGCGTTTTTCACGCTGAGTCCGGTGATGCCGAGACGATTGGGGAGTTACTAAGCAATTGCTCAACAGGAGAGAGCATTAACGACTATTTGAGTAAGGCAGGATTGCCGAGAATAGAATACACTTACAGTTTTGATGATGATACATCAAACGATTATCTTTACGAGCTAGAGGGAATGACATACGAGGAAGCTGAGGAGAAAACCGAGGAAGTTATGGAACAATTTGACAAGGATATAATAAAATATATTCAAGATTTTGACGATAAATATAATACGCATTTTACCCCTACTTTAGCGGGAAGAATGAAGGGATACGAATTTTAAGACGATAGAAGAAGATTGACTTTACAATATATTTATGCTATATTATTTTAATAATTAAATATATAAGATTTACACCCGATAATATTAATATTGTTATCGGGTTATTTTTATGTTATTAGATATATAAAATTAGTTAGCTGGAGCAGACCCAGCAGAAAGGGGGGAACATATGGAGAAACTACAGGAAACACCAGACACACCGGAGATATTCCAGAATGACATAGAATTATATCTGACAAAATTTTGTGAAGAGCACAACATCGAAGATATGACCAAAGAGCCACAGAGCCGATGGAACGCCGCCTTGATGTATATAAATAGATATGTTTTTAGTGATAAAAGCATATTAAAGTTAAATAAGAATATTAATAAAAATAATACTAATTGTATTATGAATAATAATTTTAATATGTATGATTATGATAAAGTTGAGTATATATTATATATATATTATTATTTATGTGCTGTATATGATAAAGAGTGTAGTATTATAGGTTTTAGTTTATTAACTGGAATTAATAGGGATACTATATACGACTGGGGTACGAAAGATAGAAAACTAAGTACAAAAAGTTTCGACCTTGCGGAAAAACTGCGCATTTTTCGCGAAGAAAGTTTATCCAATAAGCTTGCAACCGGCAACAAAAATCCGGTCGGAGTTCTGGCAATACTCAATCGTCATTTTGCTTGGAATCTTCCCGGCGTGAGTAGAGAAAGCACCAGCAAAACACCTCTTACAGCCGCGGAAATACGCCAGCAATTAAACCAAAATAATACACAATTAACGGATAAACAGCAGATAAACGCCATAAACAATTCAGACACAATTTAAACCACTTGAAAACCGCCTAAATACTGGGTTTGTGAGTGGTAAGCATTTAGATAACGCTGATAAATTAAGGTTTATCGGCGTTATAGTATGGATATGGTGTTAATTGTGTTAATTGTTTGAGAATATGGCATAAAATAGACACAATTACACGGACAAGGGCGGAGGGGGTTTATTTGTCCTCGGAACACGCCCCAACTAAGTCACTCATTTTTCCACGATAAGAAAAAGGCTTTATATATTAATATATATTTATATTATTATTACCCACATAATACACATATTATATAATTATATATAAATAACGCATAACCATTAATCATATAATTAATACTAATAAATCATTTATATATTTAATTAAAAATAATCTAATTAATATCTATACATTTAAGCTAATTAGGTGTATAATAGACACATATTAATTAATCACAAGATATTCAATAAACACATCAGAGAATCAGCTAGTCGGCTGAATAAATTCCAAAAAAATTTAAAAAACAGAAAAAGAGTTAGGAGCTATAAATGCAGGGCAATGAATACCAAAAATTGGCTATGCGTACTAACGATAAAAAGGCTCATCATAGATTAATTACTGAATTAACTGGTAAGCTTCCACTTAGTCCTCTAACAGAAAACAATGCTAAGTGTAGCAACATAAATGACATAGCAGGGCTTCTTAATGGTGTCTTAGGTTTAACTGGTGAAGCCGGCGAAGTATCAGACCTCGTTAAAAAGGGCATATTCCACGAAAAAGGCATAGACTTAGAGCACCTCAAGAAAGAGTGCGGCGATGTAATGTGGTACGTTGCTATGATTTGCGAAGCCTGCGGATTCAGTCTTGATGATGTAATGCAGACAAACATAGATAAGCTTATAGCACGTTATCCGAATGGCTTTGATTCTTACAAAGCTAATCACAGACAGGCAGGTGATAAATAATGGGTAATCAGGATAAGCACTGTTACCAGTGCAAACATAGACATAAGTTATATTGTGAAAAGCCTTGTAATGCCTGTAATGGCAATCCAAATGTTGTAAAAGGCAAGGATAACTTCACAGAGCTTGAAACAGCAAATAAAAATGCAGTACTCTTTGAAACAAAAGAATAGCATATTGCCCCTTAGCCAAGTGGTCAAGGCACAGGATTTTGATTCCTGTATCGTGGGTTCAAATCCCACAGGGGTAGTTCAAGTGTTTAATTACACTTGTGCCTTTACAGGACTTATTGGTTTACTAGCATTAAGTCCTCCTTTCACCTCATAGCGAGAGCTGTTAAGGACTGTCAGATAGTCCGTGAGGTTTTGCGTATTATAAATACGCAAATAAAATTAAGTTATACCTATAGCGCAGCAGTTATCTGTATGGATAGACAGCGAGCGAAGCTACTTTCTTTGAGCCCAACTGCACGGGTAGAATGACATCCAAGCTTTGCCACGACCTGTTATAGGTGTCATAGCCTATACTGCTATTAAGACTAGCATTGTTTTTCAGTATCAACTATCCACCTTAATCGAAACATTTTCACAATGCTAGTCTTTTAAAACGATATGGAGAAGCGGCAACGATTGGCGGTGTTGCGGCAGACTGTAAATCTGTTCCCAAGTGGTAAACAATAGAGGTTCGATTCCTCTCTTCCCCATTGGCGATGTTGCCAGTACACCCCTAGTGCGTTTATTAGAGAAATGCAGGTGCTAATCAATATACCGGTTAAACTTAGTACAGGGAACTGGATTGAGCCGCTTGCGGCTGAGTAAAAAATCCTTGGGTGGTGATAACCAAGTAAAAAACCACCAATATGGTGAAATAGCCAAATGGTAAGGCAACAGACTACAAATTTGCAATTGTCAGTTCGATTCTGACTTTCACCTTTACAACAAACTAGCTTGACGAAGCGAAAAGCAGACCACGACTGCCTGTTTGTTGTTATATTTAAAATCGTGGAAATTATCATTCGTGGAGGTAAATAAAATGAGAAAGAAATTTGATTACAGGCAGTATTACAAGGATTACTACAAAATTGATTTTGATGTTGAATATGAGGTACATCATATTGATTTTGATAGGAATAATAACGATATAAATAATTTATTACTACTGCCAAAGCATTTACATACAAAATATCACAAATTATATCCGTACATTCAATCAATTATTGATGACAGAACTTTAAAGGCTGTGATTGATATTAACAACGGGACTACATATTATTTTGACGAAATAAAATCTTTTTGCGAAATTATGATTGAAATTAATCATTGGAAATTACAGAAAGTTGAAAGATATTGTAATTTCAATAAATAATGATTTATAGTCACAGGATTGCTGTTGTAGGAGGTAATTTATGAATTTTAAGGAACTTTTTATAGATAAATCAAAGACGCTTATTATAAATACTGATTTAGCACTTGTTTTAGGTGATTTAAACGAGGCAATAGTACTTAATCAGTTAAATTATTGGCTAGAAATTAATAAAAAGGCTGATAAGAATTTTATTGACGATAGATATTGGGTATATAACTCATACAGCGATTGGAAAGCTAATGATTTTCCATATTGGAGTGAAAAAACGATACAGAGAACATTCACAAGGCTTGAAAGTAAAGGAATTGTTATATCAGCTAATTACAATAAATTGGCTATTGATAAAACAAAGTGGTACACAATAAATACTAAGAAACTACAGGAACTTGTGGATAAATTTAATTCCGATGAGGACAGAATGACAAATCGACAAGACAATATGACAGACCGACAGGACAGAATGACCTGTCGAGAAGGACAAAACGACAGACCATTACCAGAGATTACTACAGAGAATATAAACAGAGATTATAATCCAGAAATTACTAATAAGGACAATACATCAATTAACATTGATGGAGAGGTACATACATCGTTTTCAGAGAAACCGACGGCAAGAGCAGTCACAAGAGATGAAATGTTGCTTAAAGAAAAAGATATGGTTGATAGGTTTAATAACATCTGTGACGACGATATAGATAATTCAGCTATATGCGATTGTGTTAAAGATGGATTTAAGATGTATATGCAGTTATATGAAATCTATTTCCATAAAGTACACCCAATACTTACAGATAAGACATTAAAGAATGTATGTTTTGTCCTATCAACTATCACAGATACGGAACACGGACATTTCGACGCTGACGCTATATACGAAACAGACGATAACGGATTTACAGTTTTACAGAGAATGGTTAATGACCATTTCATCAGAGAACATAGAGAAAGCACTAACTACTCAATAACACATTTTGCCAATGCTGAATATCTTGGCAAGCTGGCAAATAGATTTATAGAAATGTAAAGGAGTGATGTTTATGAAAAAGGAAATAGTGGAAGCGATACTAACAGCAATAAATCTCACATTGATTTACTTAATAAATAATATGGCTGGTTTGGCAGGCTTATTAGTTTTTGCATTTGGGGAATTACTAATGGCATTAACAATCTATAACAAATATAGATAGGAGTGATTATTATGGCTATAGGCGTACACCCACTAAACAAAGACAAGTTTTATGAAGCAATTAACTTATACATATCGGGACAGGCTTCACAAGTAAAGGCGGCAAAAGTAGCAGGTTGTAGCGTGCCAACATTTAAGAAATATGCTAACAAGATTTATGGTGGTGAGGAATTACCAGATAATTTATGGGGGAAGAAGTGATATGTGTGAATTTTGCAATGGTAAAAAGAAGAAGATTGAAAATGGCTATACATATGGCAGAGCATATATAGAATCAACTAATTATGGCAATTATTATAAACTTTGCTATGACAACAGCGGTGAAGAATATGGAGAGGGGGAGTTTGAAATCAATTATTGCCCTATCTGCGGTAGAAAGTTGGTGGAATGATGGCAGAACCTTTAAGTAAATTAGCAGAAAAATGTAAAAGTTGCCCTAAATCTGGAAAATGTGACCATAAAAGAATGGAGTTATGCGCCTTAATGGATTTGCCACCACAAAATCTTGCAAGTGCTACACAAGGCATTTTGATAGACAATATGTCACCTATATTGAGGGAAGAAATAAAAAGCCCTTTAAGTCCATTTAGGTACAAAGACGAATTAGAAAAAGCGTTAAATGAACGAATATACAAACAGCTTTTTACTTATGGCTCTTAGAAAGTTGGTGAAAGAATGATTAAAGAAGCATTGTTGGATATTTCAAAAGGATATGTCAAAGTTTTCTTTGATGGTAACCCAGTTGATAGTATATATAGTGTAGATGGCATTACAGACGATGAGTCTGGAATGAAAAAGATACAACTTACTTTTTTAGTGAAAGAAGTGCTTTTTAAAGAATAATCGGAGGGTTTGCCAATTTTGTAAAGGGGGATTGCTATGAAACATCAAAAAGAATGGTATACTTGCGACAGGTGCGGCGCAGAAATTAAAAAAGGAATACTGTGCGGAAATTCCATTACAAAGAATGGTTTTTTAAATGTCACATACGACTTGTGCCCTAAGTGTATGGAAGATTTTGAGGAGTTTATGAGAAATGAAGAAATCAAGAAGTAAAATAATCATTAAAACAAGAGCTGGCGGTTACACAAAGATTTATGCCAATGGGAAATGGCAGAAGAAAGTATGTGCCATTGATTATCACGCAGAATGCAGTAATAAGGATGGTATAAAAGTTTCTTGCGAATTTGATAAGAATAAGACTGATAAAAACGGTTCGGTTATTTACGACCCGGAAAAAGAAGAAATTGTAAAAGAACACGTAGTTGCAAGAATTTAAGGAGCAAAGTTATGAAAATATCAGAAATGAATAACTACATTGAGAAAATGCGTGAGTGTTACAAGTTTAATGATGATAAAACAGAAATGCGGATTGGGGATATGATGAGTGGAAGTAACAGATATGTAACTGTCGGTGCAAGGGATGAAAACGGAACACAGATTGAAATGACAAGATATGCGGATGAACTGAACAAGGAGTGAGATTATATGTTAATAGTCGCATTACAAGATGATGTAGATAACCTATATGCTATATGGAATACAGTTACGGACAGATTTTTGGGTGTTAATTTGGACAGAGACTTTGCAATGGATGCAATAATACAATATAAGCATTGTTCTATAGCAGAAGCTAATTCAAGACTAGACACCCCACAACCATTTTCTGACATTGCTAAGGCTATTTGCAATAGCAATATTAAAAGTGCATTAAATGTACTACGCACAAGATGTCACGAAAGTGCAAGAGACAGTTTTGATAAAGGTAATTATGGAATTTTACATATAGTTACAGCAGATGAATTAAAATAAGCAAAATTACCGGCTAACAAATAGAGTTAGTTGCTACCCTAGAAAGGAATATTATATGATAGAAATTTATAAAAATCCGAATGGAGACACAAGAACGGCACCTAAAGATGTTACTTTTGAGAAGTTCCAAGAGGCAAACAATATGCACATTAAAGATGTAGAAGCTGTTATGTATGAACTGTCAAAAATAATAGAAGAAAGAGGGAAAAATCACGATTACACCAAAAAATCACAAGAAAAAATGTTCTATGATAATTTTTTATCTACAATAAACAATGGAACGGACTTTGTGAATGATGAATGGTATCAGCTACATATCAAAGCCGAAAGACATCACTTATTATCGAACTGCCCAGGCGATGTAAACCTGATAGATGTACTTGAAATGATTAGCGATTGCGTCTGCGCAGGAATGGCTAGGAGCGGAGAAGTAAGAGATTTAGAAATTGACGATAATATTCTAAAAAAAGCAGTAAATAATACAGTCCAAATGATAAAAGATATGATAATAGTAAAATAAAGCGAAATACCGCCACATAAATGGTTTGTGGCGCTACCCTAAAACAGTTATAGGCAGAGGTCTATAAGCACCTTTGCTTTTAAGTGGAGGTGCTTATCTTGAATTCTGAATTAAATCAACTGATAGATGATTGCGAAAAATACATATCCCAAAATGGAATAGATGAAAATATCATAGAAACCTACTACAACGTGTGCCAGCTTGCCAAGAACGAGGGCGAAATTGACACAATGTTAAAATGTACGACTAGGGCAAAAGAACTCATAGAAAAGGCTTGTATGCGTGATATAGGCATAGATATTTTTGAACTTGAAAAATATACATTTAACAACAATATAGACAATGATTTAGTCAATAGATATTTTGATACCTTATTACTTGAAGCTCCGCACTTATTTCACAGCTATTTGCTTTATCTTGAAAAAGACAGAGAAGAGAGTGAAAGATTTTATCAGCCAAAAATGAAACAGCTTAATAAATACGGGCTTATTCAAGCTATGCAAGATTTGGAAGACGACAAATATAATAGATTATGTATTTCTATGCCACCAGGAACGCAAAAAACTACACTAGAAAAATTTTTTTGCTCTTGGATAATTGGCAAGCACCCTAAAGATTACAGCCTTTTCTTTTCTCACAGCAACGAAATTACAGGAAAGTTTTATAAAGGAGTGCTTGACATAACAACAGATGATAAAGAATATAAATGGAATGTTATTTTCCCTAATTTACCATTACAAAGCACAAATGCACAGGCACAAGAAGCTAATTTCGGTAAATACAAAGCATTTTCAAGTATTCAATGCTCATCAATAGGAGCTAAGAATGCTGGTAAGGTTAGAACTAACCGTTATTTATATTGTGATGACCTTATAGGTTCTATTGAAGAAGCACTTAATCCAATAATTCTTGAAAAAATATGGAGAATTTATGGAGTCGATTTAAAGCAAAGAAAGCTAAACGAACAAGTAAAAGAAATAATTATAATGACCAGATGGAGCACAAAAGACATTATTGGACATATTATTGAGCTTTATGGAAACGACCCAAAGTTAAAAATTATTTCGATTCCAGATATTGACCCTAAAACAGGGAAAAGTAATTTTGACTATGAATATAATGGAATGTCGGTGGAATTTTTTAATGATCAAGCACTGACAATGGATGATATATCTTATAGATGTCTTTATAAGCAAGATCCAATAGAACGTGAGGGATTGCTTTATCCAGAAAACAAAATAATGAGATATAAAGAACTTCCTAAAACACGAATTAAAAGAATTACTGGACAATGTGACACGAAATCCTCTGGTACTGATTTTTATGTGTTCCCTTGCCTGGTTGAATTTGAAGGATATGAGGGAACGTATTACTGCACTGATACTATATGCAACAATTCGGCAGATTACGAAAAACAATATGAAAATTCAGCAAATTTAATTGTCGATAACGAAATACAAGATTGCGATTTTGAAGCTAATCAAGGCGGAGATAGAGTTGCAAATGAAGTCAGAAAACGAGTAGAAGAAAAAGGCTGGTTATGCAATATATCAGACACTGCAACTGAAACAAACAAAGAAGCAAGAATATTTCAATGTTCTAGTTGGGTATTGCAACATATTGTGTTTAAAGATAGAAGCCTATATGAACCCAAGAGCGATTACGCAGAGATGATGAGTTGGTTGTTGAAATATTCAGTATCTGGTAAAAATTTGCACGATGATGTACCGGATGTTTTTTCAAATTTTGCATTAAGAATGAAAAGAGGAAATAGAGTAAAAAAGACAGTAATTATGTCAAGTCCAATATAACAGGAGGGAATTTATGGTAACAAAGGAAGTTTTATCACAGTATTGCGACTTACAGGAAGAAGTAAAAGAAGTAAGACTAAAGATAGAACGACTTGAAAAAGATATAAGTAAAATTGAAGCTGGAGAAATGGTTATAGATTCTGTTAGCGGCGGCGATGGTGGTAAACAGCATTTCAAGATTGAAGGCATACCCTTTCCAGAGTACAGCAGAAAGAAAACGCTCCTTTATGCCAGAAAAGCCACATTGCAGTTGCTTGAAGATGATTTGTTGGAAAAAACCAATGAGGTTGAAGAATTTATTGCAAGCGTTGACGATAGTAGAATGAGAAGAATAATCAATCTTAGATTTTTAGAAAATAAGACTTGGATTCAGATAGCACATATCATAGGTGGCAACACAGAAAGTAGCGTAAAAATGGCTTTTCAAAGATTTATTGAAAAAAAATAAAAGATGTTACGATTGTGACGAAAAAATTATGTATTATTACAATGAGCAAAGCAAATTTCATAAACATGTATAATCCTTATCGAAAAGCATCGTCATTTAATTATGGCGGTGCTTTTACTATGTAACGAGGTAACAATATGATTTTTTATACAAACAAAGACAAGTCAATTATGTGTCCGAACTGCCATAAGTTTTTGACTAAGGCAGACAGCAAAGACCCACGAACACATAAATTAGCGTGCAAGCATTGCCACAAATGGATATGGTATGTACCTAACGATGATGATAATTTTCAGATTAAGGAAATACCACAAAGCAGAAGTTCAAGCGGTATGACATTTTATTAGAGGTGTAGATAATGCAGACAGGAAGAATTGCTATTTATACAGGTGCAAAAGAAATAACACCTGACAATATAATACCAATTTTGCGTGAAGCAATTTTGGAACATGATATTAATTCCAACAGAATACAGTTTCTTCTTGATTATGACGCAGGAATACAGCCAATAGTTAGGAAGAATGCCAAAACTTACAGACCAGACATTGATTGTGAGTGCTGTGATAATGTGGCTAACGAGGTCACAGAGTTTAATTTAGGATTTAAGTGGGGAAATCCTATAACGCTAGTTCAAAACGGCGATAATGAGGATTCTAATCTCACAGAAGCTATAGCAGAATTAAACAGCTGCTATGAATCACAGAACGCAAGGCAAAAGCAGCAGGAACTTGCTAGGTATGTTGAAATCGGCGGAATCGGATATGTTTATATTGATATAAATACAGAATACGAGGACGGAGAAAGCTATTTCACATATGACATATTAGACCCAAGAACAACATTTGTTGTAAGGTCAACAGCTTATAGTGATAAGAGGGTTATTCTTGCAGGTACTTATATCAAAGACAAACATAGCGGCACAAGATATTACACTTGTTTTACCAAAGATACGAGATATGAAATTACCGACGGAATAAAAATTACTAACGGAAAAAATAAAGGAAAAACGAAATGGGGATTTTTAGAGAGAAGTGGGGAAGAGAATCCATTACATAAAATTCCTATTATTGAATATACAAGGTCATTTGATAGAATGGGCTGTTTTGAACGGCAAATATCTGAAATGGATAACTTAAACCTACTCATTTCAGATTTTACAAATGATGTTGAACAAAATACGCAGGCGGTATGGCACACAAATGATGTCGATTTCCCGGTTGAGCAGGAAACAACAGTTGATAAAGATGGAGCACCACACATCACTGAAAAAGTAAGAAAGCCAAAATCTGGAGAATGGATGCAGACCTACACATCAGCAGATGGCAAAACTCCAATAGTTGAGCCACTTGCAATTAATTACGATTACACGGGTATGCTTAGCAATATCCAATCAAGGCGGCAGATAATCTTACAGAAATGCAATGTACCACAACGAAATGATAACAGTGGTGGTAGTACAGGAGTTGCAATGTCAGACGCAACAGGTTGGTCACAGGCTGAAACAGCGGCGGCAAAACAGCAATTAATTACAGATGGCTGCAAAATGGAAGAGATAAAAGTTGTTCTTGCGGCTATTAAGTTGTCAAACAATGTTAGCAGCAGCAACCCATTGCTTAAATTAAGGGCAAGAGATGTAAAACCTAACATTAAGCGGCAAAAAACTTATGAAATGTCAACTAAGGTTAACGCTATGGCGACATTGATAAGCCACGGATTTAGTCTTAAAGATACAGTTGATGCAATTCCATTCTTTGATGACCCTAACGATGTTGTAGCGAGAAGCGGAGAAATGGTTAAGGCATATCAAGACAGCATAATTAACAAAGGCACACAGAACCAAGCGGAGGGTGGAGATGGAGAACAGCCACCTAATAAAGACCGCACAATGCAAGACTTATCAGACCAGACAGAAAATAGTCCGGTTATAGATAAGAGCAGAACAGATAAATAAATTGATATTGAGCCACAGGGTAGAAATGCCTTGTGGCTTTTTATATGCCCTAGAGAAAGGGCAATACAAATATCGCAAGAAGTTGAGAGAACAACAAAAAACGCAGAAAGCAGAGGTAAAGAAATTATGGCAGATGTAACTAACACAACAACAGAACCAACAACTAACAATGAGCCACAGAATGAAGAACAGACACCTAGCGTAGAAGAACTTATGGCACAGCTTGCTAGTGAAAGAGCTGAAAAAGAGAAGTATAAGAATGCTTCTGATAAAGCCAGTTCAGAAGCAGCTAAGTACAAGAAAGAACTTCGCTCGAAGCAGACAGCAGAAGAACAGGAAGCGGAAGCAAAGGCGGAAGCTGAAAAGTTGCAGGCCGAAAAGTTCGAGAACATGAGTAAAGAGCTTAATCATATGAAAGCTGTCAATGCTTATCAGAAAGTTATAGGTGATGGAAAGGATATTGATTCTTTGATTGAGGCAGTTGCAGACGCAGATCATAGCCTTATAGCAACTGTAATTGCTAATGAAGTGCAAAGACAGGTTAAAGAAGCTAAGGCAGAGTGGCTTAAATCAAGACCAGCTATTAATGCGGGCGGTGGAGAAGAAAGCACGATAACACAGGAACAGTTTAACAAGATGAATTACCACGAAAGAGTGGAGTTCAAAAATAAGAATCCAGAACTTTATAAGAAGTTCACAGAGTAGAAAACGGAGGTAAACAAACTATGCCACAGACTAAGTTAGCAAATTTAGTAGACCCACAGGTAATGGCTGATATGGTATCAGCTAAGTTACCAAAGAAGATTAAGTTTTCGCCTATTGCAAGAGTTGATACAACACTTGTAGGCAGACCGGGAAGCACTATTGTTGTCCCAAAATACGCTTATATAGGTGATGCACAGGATGTAGCAGAAGGTGTTGCTATGGGTACAACAGTACTTACAACATCTACAACAGAAGCAAAGGTTAAGAAAGCAGGTAAGGCAGTAGAACTTACAGACGAATCAGTGTTATCTGGTTATGGCGACCCACTTGGTACAGCTATCAATCAGATTGCTATGTCAATCGCTGCAAAGGTTGATAATGACAGCTATGACGCACTTTGCACAGCACCTATTGATCACGATGGAACAGCAGCACCTATCAGCTATTCAGCAGTTGTAGCGGCTAATAGCAAGTTTGATGATGAATCAGATTCATCACTTACAAAGATATTATTCATCAATCCGGCACAGGAAGCCACATTACTTAATGACGCTGATTTCAAGAGCAATGACAAGTACCCACTTAACGTAATTATGAATGGCACTATCGGTTCTATCGCAGGAGCACAGGTTGTTAAGTCTAAGAAAGTTAAGCTGGTTAAGTATGAACTTGATGATTCAACAGGAACAATCAATGTTGTAGCTGATACAACAAGCGAGGATGCAACTAATGTTCATCTTGACACAGCACTTGCACATACGCTTAAGCCAAAGGACAAGGAAATCAAGGTAGGTAGCAAGTTAAAGGCTGTTACAACAGAGTTCTACGCTTGTCCGATTGTTATCGTGTCAGCAGAAGACCCTAACGAGGACACAGGTGCAGATGGCGTGTCAGAGGAAGAGAACGCACTTACAATCTATATGAAGAGAAGCGTTGAGATTGAATCGGACAGAGATATTCTTGCAAAGACAACTGTTATCTCTGGCGATGAACACTATACAGCAGTCTTAAGCAACGATTCAAAGGTTGTTCTTGCTAAGTTCGGAAAGTAAGAGGTGTTTATATGTTATTAAGACGACATAAAATCAACGCCGCAAAGCAGAGCGAAGAAGTAACAGCAGATAACGTAAGACAGGAAGCAGTTTATGGGGATGAACTTAAATACGAGGAAGAGCAGGACAAGTTCCCCGCTCAACCTACAAGCGATTACACAAAGACAGCTATTAAGCGTATGCCAACAGCGGACTTACAGACACTTGCCTTAGAACAAGGTATTGAGAACGCAATGGAGCTTACAGGAGCAGAACTTAAAGAATTGTTAATTGAGAAATTAGGATTATAGGAGCTGAAATTATGGAATACACTACATTAGAGCAAGTTAAAATCAGACTTAAACAATTTCATATTGATACAGTCACAAATGATGATGAAACAACATCTGATGTGGTAGTGTTCGATAGCAAAGAAGATAATCCAGTAATCGAACAGCTTATTAAACAGGCTACAGAAGATGTAAAAGCAAGAAGAAATTACCCTGACAGCTACACAGACGAAATGATAACCGAGGACTTAAAGAAGTTTGAGAGTGTTATCGTTAATCTGGCTGTCTACGACCATTCACAGGCAGGTGAAGCATTTATGGCAAGCTACAACGAGAATGGTGTCAACAGAACTTGGAGAGATAGAGACAGCTTATTTGTCGGGGTATTTCCATTTGCCAAAGTATTATAACGCCTATAGGGCATTACAGAATATTAAAGAAGATTGTGCGTTACCATTTTGCTGATGTCGGCAATATGGTAGCAGGCGGCACACATTAAGGGTGGTGGGCGGTGTGCCTATTAATTTTGCAGGAGATATAAAATGAAAGAATTTTTATTACAAACTTATACCGTAGTATTACCGATATTACTTGGCTATATAGTTTGGCTTCTGAAGCAACAGAAAAAAGACAAAGACGCCAATAGCAAAGGCACAATGTTGCTTTTGCGAGTACAACTTATCGAATATCACGATAAGTATATGAAAATTGGTGAAATACCATCTTATGCCTATGACAATTTTGTTGAGATGTATAACGCATATCACGCATTAGGAGGCAATGGGATGGTAACTAAGATGTATAACGAAATACAGGAAATTCACTTAAAGAATGGAGGTAAAGATTAAAATGGATATAACATCGGTAACAACAGTTGTAGCAATCGTTGTAATTACATATCTGATAGGCTTAGGAGCCAAAGCAATCCCACACATTAAGGATAATTACATTCCTATAATCGTAGGCGTTGCAGGCGGTATCTTAGGCATTATAGGTATGTATGTAATACCTGACTTTCCGGCAAATGATATTCTTAATGCAATCGCAGTAGGAATTGTGTCCGGATTATCAAGCACAGGTGTTAATCAGATTTATAAGCAGGTAAAGAACAATGCTTGACATTAATAAGCAGGCTATGAAGTATTCACTTCAAGGACAGACAGTAATTATCTACGAAAGAGACGATGACGGCAATATCCTTTATGAGGGATATACCGATACAGAGGGTAACTTCATTCCTTATCTTGATGATGAGGGAAATAAGATACCTAAAGTTCTTGAAGAGAAAACGGGCTTTTCAGAGCCGGTCGATTTCAAAGCCAACATATCATTCAGCGGCGGAGAAGCACAAAGCAAAGAATACGGCTTTGATACGGCTGATTTTGACGCTATTTTGCTGACAGATAGGGATACATTACCTATTCAAAAAGGCGACCTTATATGGCTTAATAGCAAGCCTACATACACATCTGACAGTCTTGTTGATGAAACATCAGCAGACTTCACGATTGTAGGCATTAAGCCAGCATTATATTCAACTAAGTATATGCTTAAAGCAGTTGTAAAGTAGGTGCATTATGGAAAACACAACAATTAATATTTTAGGAACAGAATATGCTATTGAACTAAGAACGCTTAACAATGAAGATGTTGACGGCTTTTGTGATAATACATCAAAGTTAATAGTAATTCGTTCTGATAACTATAATGAAGTAGGTAATTTTGTAGAATTGCAAAAGAAACAATTAAGACACGAAATAATACACGCCTTTCTATCTGAAAGCGGATTACAGTGCAATTGGCAGCATATAGAACAATTTGGACACGATGAAACAACTATTGATTGGTTTGCAATTCAATCACCTAAAATATTTAAAGTTTTTGTGGACTTAAAATTACTCTAAGGCGGTGTAATATGGCAAGACATACAATTGATATATCCTTGTCTGAAAAGTCTGTAAATGAAGCTATCAGACAGCTACAACAGTATAAGAACTGGCTTATCAAAAAGACTTTACAGCTTGTCAAAGAGCTTGCAGAAGTTGGAATACCTGTTATAGATGAAAATATGGCAAAAGCAAGTTATACATATGATGAGAAAGGTGTTCGTAGCGGTTCAGATACAAGCCATCACAGTTATGTTGAGATAAAATCTGTTGGAGAATATGCCGAAGCAAAATTAATTGTAGAGGGCAAAGAACTTATGTTTATAGAGTTCGGAGCTGGTGTATTCTACAATGGAGCGGCTGGAAGTAGTCCACACGACAAAGGTGTTGTTAATGGTATGGTTATAGGCTCATACGGCGAACATCACGGCATACAAAAAGTGTGGGGTTACTATGACGATGACGGAACCTTAGTTCTTACACACGGCGTAGAAGCACAAATGCCTGTTTATAAGGCTGATATGGAAATCATACAGAAATATGTTGAGGTAGCAAGGAGAGTATTTAGTTAATTTTAACCCATTCTGCTCTATAACCTATTATATCAAGAATTTCTATAACTTCATTATAAGTAAAACTTTCTTTGCGAAAGCGATTACTAAAATTTTGAAAAGAAAGATGTGTTCCGTGCCTACGATTTAATTCAGCATTTACTTGTGACATAGTAAAACCTTGAGATACAATAAGACCTTTTAATTCGTCTTTTAACATAAAATCAACTCCTTTATATTATTTTCAATATATTATCATAATAAAATTAAATTGTAAAGTTTAATAAAACGCTTGATAATTATAATATATGGGTTTATAATTAAATTATAAAATTTAATTAAAGGTGATATTATGGGAAAAGCGATTGATTTAACAGGGAGAAGGTATGGCAGATTAATAGCTGTTGAAAAAGTGAAAAATCCAAATGATAAGCACCACGCATACTGGAAATGCAAATGTGATTGTGGGAATTTTATTATTACAAGAAAAGACTCTCTCGAAAATGGATACACAAAATCTTGCGGTTGTATAAGCGCGGAGAAAGGCTATCATAATCACGGATACTCACACGAAAAGTTGTACAGCATTTATTATGGTATGAAATACAGATGTTATAACCCAAACTGTGATTCATATTCATTATATGGTGGCAGAGGAATAAAAGTATGTGATGAATGGTTAGAAAATGTAGAAAATTTTATTAATTGGGCTTACAAAAATGGGTACGATAATAAAAAGACTAAAGCTGAACAATCCCTTGACCGAATAGATGTTAATGGCAATTATGAGCCATCTAATTGCAGATGGGCTGATAAAGATGTTCAAAATTATAACAAAAGATGTACAAGAAAGATAGTTATAAACGGAGAAGAAAAAACATTACTTGATTTACATAAAGAATATGAAATATCAATGACTACATTGAGAAGTAGATATCAAAGATATTTAAAAGGTTTATGTACTGTTGACGAATTAATTCAGAATACAAAAATAATAAATAAGCCCCAACAGATAATTATTAGGGTTGGCGAAGAAGAACACAATTTGACAGAATGGGAAAAAATAACAGGCACATCAAGAAAAACCATAATTCATAGATATAGAAAAGGGGCAAGAACATATGAAGAGTTATTTAAGAAAGGTCGCTGAAAAGCGACTTTTTCATTTTGCAAGAAGCGATAATCTTTACATAGCAAGAGAGGTGTTTAGTTAATGGCAAATGCAAACGATTGGGCGACAGACCTTGAGAATACAGTCACAGCACTTGTCAAGGCTAAAACCCTAACACAGCTTAAAAAGACATATCCAAAGATAGTCATAACCAATGAGGGAGAAAACAGCGGTCAAGCAGTATTCCCGACAGTATACATTCATTTACTGCCAGCAGTTGAACAAGGACAAACGCTTGACGGACAGACAATTAACGCATTGTTAGCAACATTTCAAGTAGATGTTACCACTAACACAAGCAAGTCTGACTGTCGCAAGGTTATGGCAGAAATTACAGATACATTTAAAACAATGAGATTTCAAGGCAATGCAATGCCAGAATTTTCAATCAGCAACAAAGTACATAAGAGCACCGCACGATTTAGGCGGTTAATCGGAGCAAATGACAGATTATTGTAACAAAGAGCAGAAATGCTCTTATTTTTTTGCGAATTTTTAGGAGGTAGATTAAATGGCAGATGCAGTAGCAGGATTAAGTACACTGGGCGTTACTTTCTCTTATGGAGTTGAAACAACAGCAGGTACAAAGCCAACATCATTCAAGTTACTTACAAGAATTAATTCTATTGATGAAATTACAGTAACACCAGAAGCAATAGATGCTTCGGCACTTGAAGATAAGCAGACAAGAAACATTGCAGGCAGAGATACAGTCACAGATACAGTTGCAGTAACAGTTAATAAGACAGACGCAACTATTGAAGAATGGAAAACTCTTATTACAGCATACAATGGATTAACAGGCGGTAAGAGAATGTGGTTTCAGGAGATTACTCCGGGCATAACAGACGCGGAGTTCTTTGTAGCACAACCACCATCAAAGTTACCAATCACAAGTAAGGAGCAGAACGGGCTTCTTACAATGGCTATCAACCTTATTATTGAGGATATGGTAGGAACAGATACAGCAGTAACCCCAACACCGGGGGAATGATAAGCCAATCGACTAAAACAAAGGCTGTGTCGATTGGTGGCACAAACGCCAAAACAGCCGACTACACATCATATCTTGATGATGTAACAGAATAATCAATTTAAAAGGTAGGTGCGGTGTAAAATCCGCACCTTTCCCTATATGGACGATAGGGTGGGAAAGGGTAAAAATTATGATGAATATTAATGTAAACGGAAAAGAATACAAAGTTGAGTTCTCTTTTGGTGCGGCAGAGTGCAAAGAGATAGTGCAGAAGATGTTTTCTGTCGTAAATGGCTCTTACTTACTTGCACAAACAGATAAGAATGTCGCACAGGCTTCTTTTGACGGCTTAGCAAATATGACAGCAGATGTGCCAGAGATTTGCATTTTAGCCATTTATGCAGGTTGCATTGACAATAATCCTGTAACTATGGACGAAGCAAAGAAACTCACTAGAGCATATATTACAGAGAAGAGAAAGGCAGATAAGAGTTACGGATACAGAACATTATTCGAGGAAATCAAGAAAGCGATGGAAGATGATGGTTTTTTCGAGTTGAGCGGAATAACGACGATGTTAGAGGAAATGGCGAACAATGTGGAAGAAGCGGCAAAGGAGCAGAAGAAGCCGACAGTAGTTCCACAAGACCACAAGAAAAAGCAGACTTCCACAAAATAATCTGGGAAGAATACTTTGTTTTAGCCAGTTCACTAGGCGTTAGTTATTCAGATTTCCTTAGAATGACACCTAAAAAGCTATGGGCAGTTGTAGAGGGTAAGAAACTTGAAAGACAACGAATGGATTCAGATATATGGCTTGCGATAGGTAGTTACATACTCCCAGCAATCAAGATAGGCGTTAGAAGTGGTGCTTGGGGTAAAGGCGAGCTTGAATACCCAGATAAGCCTATTTATAGCGATATTAACAAAAAAGAGAACAGGGAAGATGAAATACAAAGAAAGAGAGAAGAGTTTGTCTTGAATATGAAAATACGCAAAGCAAACTGGGATTTAACACACCCTAAAAATGATAAGCCGGAGGTATAAGCGTGGAATTAGACAGTTTAGAAGTCAAAATTACCGGTACTGCCAAGAAAGCTATTAATTCTGTTGATACACTAATAGAACATCTTACAAGGCTGTCAACATCACTTGCAACTGTGAATGGCTCATCACTAAGCGGTCTTGCGAGTGGCGTTAGTCAGTTAGGTTCTGCTATGCAGAATATGAACGCAGGAACAGCAGATTTTACAAGACTTGCTAAGAACATCACGAAGATAGGTTCTGTTGATTCAGCTGCACTAACTAGCACAGCTACATCACTTCAAGCTGTCACAAAGGCAGTTGCAAGCATATCAGCTATTCCGCAAAATGCAACACAGGTCACAGAATTTGCAAAGTCACTTGGTAAGCTAGGCAGTAAGAGTATTGAAAACGCCATTGTAAACATTCCAAAGCTAGGTAATGCTTTAAATGGCTTAATGACAACGCTATCAAGAGCACCAACAGTAAGTCAAAATGTCATTCAAATGACTAACGCATTGGCTAATCTTGCTAGTCAAGGTAGCAAGGTGGGTACTTCTTCAAACTCACTTCAAAAGTCACTGTATGGCGTTTCTACGAGCGTTAGGACAGCAACTAGAAGCAGTTGGAACTTAGCAAGTGCGATAGGTAAGTTTTATGCCACTTATTTTATGGTAATTCGTGGCAGTAAGAAACTTATAGAAGCAATTAAGTCAACAACAGATTACATTGAAGCATTCAACTATCAAGCGGTAGCGTTTGGCAAGATTGGTTCAGAGTGGGATAAAGATTACGAAAAGTACGGATATGATAATGCTACGGCATATGCAGAAAG